TTACTTGTTCTCCTCATCGGTTTCGTCTTTCTCTTCGTTCCAGGTAAATCCATAGAGTGCGTGCTCGTTTTCACCTAGTTTTATGACTCTTGTCCTGTTAACAATTTTTTCTGCTTCCGCCCGATATTTCGAGGTGGCATCGAATGAGAAGAATATTTGTTTAGGGTGGCCATCCTCGGAGGTAAGTTCCGCTACTCGTTCATAGAGTGTGAGCAGGTTGCCAACAGGGAAATATGCGAGTTGTTTGATGAGCACGGAGTCGTGGATCAGGATGGGCAGCTTGGTTAATTCTAGGATAGCTAAATCAAATGAAATCAGGTTCTTGGATTGTGAACCGGCCCCGTTGTCTCCTTGAGATGAAAAGGTATACCCCGCTTTACCGCGTGATTCTTTGAAGCTAAATAGTGGCGGTTTACGCTTTTTATTCGGATAGAGGGCTTGGACGAATTCTTTGGTGAGTCGGTTGATGTTGTGCTCGATATCGCCGAGAATGCGCGGCCTTTGTTCTTTGAGAGCTTTGTTTGTTTCTTTGCGCAGCTTGTCGAATTCGCGCATTTTGTCATAGGCGTCGATTTGAGCTTCAAGACGTTTAATGGTGGCTGCTAGCTCACCGTTTTCTTCGTAGGTTTTATCATCGAGCTCAACTGATTGTTTGAGCTGGTGAATTTCTCGTAGCCGTTGGTTAATCTCGTTGTCCAACACAGCAATTACGCGACGATATTTTTCTGCCTGCTCGTTAAGCTGGTCTTCATAGACGCCGACGAGAGCTCGGTGATAGTACTCGATAGTTTCGAGTTTCTCTTTGTTTACGTTCGGGAAGAAGTTATAGAACTCTTCAAGGTCATCGGTTGTGAGCCTTGATTCTCCCGATAGCGTTGCTTCAACTATCGATAATTTTCCTTTAAGAACAGAACGTTTGCTCTGCAGCGAGCGCAACTGAGTCTTCATGTGTTGCTCTTCGCTTTTCGCTTGCTCTGCTGCCTGGAAAAGATCGAGGTCTGCTGTCACTCGCAGTTGTTGAAACGCAATCCGTGCTTGCGTTAGTTCTCGCTCGGCTTGGTCGCGTTCTTTCTTATTTCGTATTTTCACGTATTGACTAAGCCCTGTTTTAGCCATCCCTTCAAGCGAAGAGTAACTGAGGTTGGCTGCTTTGAGGTCTTCCTCGAGTTGTTTGAGCTTTCCGTACACGCCGAAGAGTTTCTCCAGCGCAAACACACCCTGTTCATCGGGTTGTGCAGGGGCGGCTTTAAGCGGCTTTTTCAACATGGCAAGTTGCTCGGTATCGATTCGAACGAACCGGCCTATTAATTCTCGAAGAGTCGAATCGGGAATGTCTAGACCGTATTGTTCAGCAAGAAATACTCGATAATCGTCTATCTGCCATTCTTCTTTTCGTTCTTTCCATTCAGGATCAAAGTATTCTTGAACGAAACCTGGGCGTGAGGTATCGCGGGAGAAATACCTGTCTTGTTCTCCAAAACGGAAGGTAAAGTAAATAGTGTGGTGGCCGACAGCATCAGGATCGGTAATGACGTCAGATTTTGCGAAATCTGCACCACCGAAAGCGTAATCAACTATGGAGAGCAAGGTAGATTTGCCGATAGAGTTCTCGGCTTCAGCTCCTCCCTCGACGACGTTCAGACCAGGGTGAAAAACTATGGGCGGGCGGGGCTCGCCCGCGTCGTTGAATCTGTCAGACCATACGTTAATCAGCAAGCGCAATCACCCCGTTTTCAACATCAATCGTTATTTTTCTCAATGCGAGCAGTAGAGTGAGTGCTTCTATAAGTTCACCTGTCCCGCCTACCTGTTTCACTAGATCAAAATGTAAATCAATGAGGCGCATCGGATTATTTAAGTGATTCAGGATTCGCGGAAAGTTGGCGAGGGTTGATTCGTCGAAAGTGTAGAGCTTGTTAGGCAATCGCATAGTCTGTCTCCACGTCTACATCTGGGCGGAATACTTCACAAATATGGATGAAGTAGCTGATGAGAATGCCACACACGTAAATGCCGCTTCCTGTGTGATTGTTCATCCAATAGCATAGTTGCCTGAACTGCCCGGGCTGATCCAACCCCGAGCTTTCGAAGGTCAGCCACGCCCCTTGAACTTGATTGCACAGTCGAGTGAACTTGAGCTGTTCTCTCGCTTCTTTAGATTTCAGCTGATTGACGATAAAAGGCTTGTAGACGGATACAGCATCAGTTGCTTGGGAAAGCAGATCAGCATCGTGAATTTTCTGCTCAAGGTTGACTGCGTTGAATTTGGGATCTGGTATGCGTTGCTCGTAAGGAATGTTGGAAACCGCGTCCAACAGCAGGCTGATTTTTGGTTCAAGCCCCAAAGGCACGACATTGTCGGCAAGGCGATGTTTAGCAAGAAGACGTGCAAGGTTAGCTCGTAGCTGTTGTTCTTCTTTTTTCGTGTGAGCCAGCTGGTATTTTTCGCCATGCTCGGTGCATAACACTGCGAAATCATCGCGTAAAGGTTCTTCAATGTCTTCATCAAGAAGCACGATCACGTAGGAGGCCTTGGATTTATCGTGCGATTCGATATTGAGGGTTTTTCCGCACTGCAGACAACCATCCGATAAGACGAGAAGTTCTTCGCGATACCTAGCCTTCGCAGCTAGTTGGCGAATACGAATCCGTGCTTGCAAATCAGGATTTTTTATTTTTGCGAGCCGCTCGAGAATGTCCAGCAGAATTAGACAGGCATCTTCAGCCACGTGCGTTAAGCGAATCTTTACTTCAAAGCTCTCAAAATTGAGACGGATGAGATTCTGCGCTGGCTCATCTAAATCCTCAATCAGGCAAATGAGATTATCTATATTCAAGCGAGAATAAATTGCGTTTGCTAGCCCTTTGCTAAATCCCGCGTCGCGTGACATAAGCGAGGTAAGTACATCATCGGATATTGAGGCCGTGCTTGTGGGGTCGTTTCGCGTATTCCATTCTCCCTCATTGACAGTAGTAAACATGGAGATCAGTTCACGCGCATAACTAGGCCCATGGAGGTTGCCAGGAACAACAGGGCGTACTGATTTAGCCCACTGGTGGAACTGCACTGTTCACCTCCTAACGAAGTTTTCTCAAAAACTCTCAAAGTTTTGCCTCAACGTTTCTCAAAGCTTGCGAAAGCCCATTATTTAACCTTTTCGTGAAGCCCAGCGATGGGATTCGTTGTGGCGGAATGACGAGATGGTCGCTTTTCATTATATCGAATCAACCTGCGATGTGTGAAGAGAAACTTCACAAACGCATGAATCGGTGGTTAGAAGGCGACGTTCTCAAGCATCCCGCACACATCTATTAGTGAGGTCACCACGAGCCAGCGCGCAATCGGTGCGTGGCAGCCTCACGACCGACAAATAGCGACAAGCAATGAGTCGGGAGATCTGCGGAGCAGCCAGCACTGGCCATTACCTTCATAGGCGATGGCTTGTTGCTTGGTTTGTTCTTGCAGGTCGACCTCATAACTGAATATCGCTCCGTGGATCTCCCGGAAGGGAAATCCACAAATGAAAGTACAAATCCGTTACGAAAAGCAAAAGTTCGATGTGAAGAAACCTGCAGAGTATGTGGAGGTTGAGGTGAGTGATGGCGAGGTGGTCTCGATGATTGAGGCTGATTATCGTCAGCGCCGCGATATGGTGCAAAGCCTTGAATTGGTGCAGCGTCGTTCTATTGAGGAGATTGTCCGGGAGGAGATTAATAAGCCGGAGTATAACCAGGCGAAGCAGTGGGTGCGCAATACGGATTCGTGTTGGCGTGCTCCTTTGGCTGGTGGCGGCAATATTTTTGATGAGTTGGTCGACCAGTATGGTCACATGAAAGCGTTCGATGATCCGTTTGATGACGTGGACACGCGGTTGACGGTTGAGAGTGCTTTGGCTGGCTTGGATGAGCGTGAGCGTTTCATCGTTATCCAGAATCGTTTGAATCAGGTGCCTTTGACTGCGGTGGCGGCTGAGCTTGGGATTACTCAGCCTCGTGCCTCGCAGTTGTTGAAATCTGCGCGGGCGAAGATTGCCGCCGAAATTGGTCTCAAACTTTGATTTATATTTCGGCTCCCTGGAAGCCCTCCTAGTGAAGGAACACAGCGTGAAGGCAGTGGGTCTCACTGGGAGGGTTCTTTCAGGAAGGAGCCGGTGATGAGCCGGAAACTACGTGTGAAGGTCAGTAAGCATTCTGACCCGGATGCTGTGGCATCGGTGGGTATGCGCCGCCTGTCAGGAAGGGTTTTGCGCAAGCTCACGGGTCAGAGTAGGCGGTGTGCAGTGTTACTGCCGGGGCGGGATGTGCAATCCATTGAAATCATTGACAACGACCAGTCGAAGATATCAGGTAAGCGGCGTGGTTCGTTTGCGGATGAGGATTTCGAGTCGTTCATGAAGGCCGTATTTGGTCCTGATCAGGCAGATGAGGTGGCGTGATGACTCCAGCGAACCATGTAGCCAATATGCGTCAAATTTTCGTCAATCTTCGCCAAGATTTGAAAAGCCTGCAAGCCGAAATAGAAGCAACCGAGAACGACCTGCTGTATTGGATGGAATCAGGTATCGAAGCGGACTATATGCTCACGGGCGGGCCGGGTGAACCCGAAACCGTCGAGAATCAACAAGCAGAATCTGTCAGCGAATCTCAGCCGCAGGTCAAGCTGCTACCGCTGGAGGAAGTGCGCGGCGTGTTGGCGGATTATGCACGCTCGGGCTTAAACGATTTCATCAAAGCCAAGATTCGCTCGTTTGAGCATACGAAGCTTTCACAGCTGACGGTGGAGCAAGCCAACGCGGTGCTCGCTGCAGCTGAGGCTGAGGCTGGTGGTGCATGATGCCACCGCAAAAACACGCACTCTTGAGCGCCTCGTCGGCGCATCGTTGGTTGCGCTGTCCCCCATCAGCGAAACTCACGGCTGGGGTGACAGAGGCTCCAAGTGAAGCTGCACTTCAAGGCACGGCGGCTCACGCGTTGGCAGAACATAAGCTGCGCCGGGCATTGAAGCAGCAATCTAAACGCCCCGTCTCCAAATACGAAGATGACGAGATGAATACCCACACCGACGATTACGTCTCCTACGTGCTCGAACAATACGAGCAAGCCAAACAGGTGACGTCTGGCGCGGTGATCTACATCGAACAACACTTGGATTTCTCCCACGTTGTGCCTGGTGGCTTCGGCACTGGCGACTGCCTCATCGTGGCTGATGGCACCTTGCACGTTATCGATTTGAAATATGGCTTGGGCGTGCTGGTAGAAGCTGAGTGGAACCCGCAAATGATGCTCTACGCGATGGGTGCACTTGCCTTGTTCGACGCTCTTTACGACATTGAGCAGGTGGCATTAACGATCTTTCAGCCACGGCGCGAAAACGTATCCACCTGGACGATTAGCGTCACTGAACTGAACAAGTGGGCCGAACACACCCTCAAGCCTGCAGCCGAACTAGCAGCGAAAGGCGATGGCGAGTTCTGCGCCGGTACCTGGTGCCAGTTCTGCAGTATCGCCTCCACCTGTAGAGCCAGGGCTGAAGCGAACCTTGAGCTGGCTAAATTCGAGTTCGCACCGCCAGCCGAACTCAGCCCAGCTGAGGTGGCTGATGTGTTGGCGCAAATACCAGAACTCACACGGTGGGCGTCAGATGTGCAGGACTATGCACTCAGTCAAGCCCTAAGCGGTGAGCGGTACGAGGGTTTCAAGCTGGTGGCTGGCCGCTCGATCCGCAAATACACAGATGAGACTGCAGTGGCTGAGGCCGCGAAAGCTGCAGGCTACAAGGACATCTACAAGCAGTCCTTGCTCACTATTACCGCGATGGAAAAACTCATGGGAAAGAAAAACTTCTCCGAAATCCTCGGGAATCTAGTGGTCAAGCCTGAGGGTAAACCCACCCTGGTTCCCGTCACTGACAAACGCCCAGAACTGCAGGTCAGTACTGCGGCTGACGATTTCACAAACATCGACAATCAACAGAAAGAAGGTAAATAATCATGTCGACCCGAGTGAACCCGAAAACCAAGAAAAACAACCCGACCAAGGTCATAACCGGCGAAATACGCTTGAGCTACGCGAACGTTTGGGAAGCAAAATCCATTAACGGCGGCAAACCGAAGTTCTCAGTATCGCTTCTTATTCCTAAAGATGATGCTGCAACTATCGATGCGATTAATACTGCTATCGAGGCCGCGATTCAAGAAGGCATTGGGAAATTCGGTGGCAAGATCCCGCCACGCGCATCACTGAAGCTGCCGCTACGTGATGGAGATACTGAGCGTGACGATGACGCTTATGCCGGACATTATTTCGTGAATGCCAACAGTATTAATGCTCCGCAGATCGTGGATCAAGACGTAAACCCCATCCTCGATCGCTCCGAAGTCTATTCCGGCTGCTACGGGCGAGTTTCCATCAATTTCTACGCTTTCAACACCAACGGGAACCGTGGAGTGGCCTGCGGTCTTGGCAATATTCAAAAAACCCGTGATGGTGAGCCACTCGGCGGGCACGTTAGCGCAGCCTCCGAGTTCGATACCTGGGATGCAGACGAGGACTTCCTCGCCTAAAGCAAACCAATCCACTCAAGGGGCGGAGTCAAGTCGGTTGGCTCCGCCTCACTCACTCGTTAAGGAACCTTATGCGCACGCTCAGTATCGACATCGAAACTTACTCGCCAATCAGCCTCGCCAAAGCCGGAGTTTACAAATACTGTAACCACCCTGACTTTCAGATTCTCCTTTTCTCCTACGCGATCGACAGTTGCACGGTGCGCACCGTGGATCTAGCATCTGGAGAGCCACTCCCGGATGCCGTTCTTGATGCGTTAGATGATTCGGCCGTCACCAAGTGGGCGTACAACGCTTCTTTTGAACGCACCTGCCTTAGCGCCTACCTTGGACGACGACTTGATCCAGCTGGGTGGCGTTGCTCCATGATATGGGCAGCAAGCCTTGGCTTGCCGCTCTCCCTGAAAAATGTCGGCAAAGTGCTGAGTCTCGATGCTCAAAAGATGAGTGAAGGTAAAGAACTCATCAAGTATTTCTGCGTCCCCGATAAGCACGGATATCAGCGCATGCCCAGTAGTGACACGGATGGCTGGAGGCTCTTTAAGACCTACAATGCCCGCGACGTGGAGGTAGAAACCCAGATTAGGGGCAAGCTCGCCAACTTCTCAGTACCTGATTATCTCTGGGAGCAGTATGAAGTGGATCAGCGGATTAATGACCGTGGTATCCGTATCGACACCACACTGGCCGCAAACGCTATCACTATTGACGAAGAACACCGGGCGCAAGCACTCGCCCGTGCGCAAGAACTCACCGGTCTGGATAATCCTGCTTCACCATTGCAGCTACAAGAATGGCTGAAACAGCATGGCTGCCCGATAGAGTCGATGGCTAAAGAATCAGTCGATGATGCCCGGGCATATGCCAGTGGCGAGGTGAAAGAAGCTCTCGAACTGCGCCAGGAGTTATCGCGCTCATCCGTGGCAAAATACCGCAAGATGATGGATGCCGCCTGCATCGACCAAAGGGCGCATGGTCTGCTCCAGTTTTATGGGGCTAACCGTACAGGGCGATGGGCAGGCAGGCTCGTGCAAGTACAAAACCTACCTCGGAACTATCTGCCCGACCTCGCTCAGGCCCGTGGCTTGGTGCGTGATGGTAACGGTGAGGCGCTCGATATGCTTTATCCTTCCGTGCCCGATACTCTCAGCCAGCTGATTCGCACCGCATTCATCCCCTCGAAGGGTCACCGGTTCATCGTCGCCGATTATTCGGCGATTGAGGCGCGAGTGCTGGCGTGGCTTGCTGGTGAGGAAACCACGCTTGCCGCGTTCAAGAACGGTGAGGATCTTTATTGCGCGACTGCGTCCGCGATGTTCGGTGTACCTGTGGAAAAGCACGGAGCCCACAGTGAGCTTCGGCAGAAAGGAAAAATCGCTGTCCTTGCTTGTGGCTACAACGGCTCTGTGGGTGCGCTCAAAGCTATGGGCGCTTTGAAGATGGGGCTAAGCGAGGACGAGTTACAGCCGATTGTGGACGCTTGGCGGCAAGCCAACCCTAATATTGTGCAGCTGTGGCGAGAGGTCGATAATGCCGCTACCAGAGCAATTAGCACCAGCAAGCCTGTTACGTTGCGTAACCTGGGTTTCGAGAAGAAATCCGGGATGCTCTTCATCACCTTGCCAAGCGGTCGGTGCTTGGCATATGTGCAGCCAGGTATTGGCGTGAACAGGTTCGGAGGCACCTCGATTACTTATTGGGGTCAGGGAGTGGCTCGGAAGTGGCAGAAACTAGAGACTTACGGTGGAAAACTGGTCGAGAACATCGTTCAAGCCACCGCCAGAGACCTCCTCGCCGAAGCCATCACCCGCATTGAGAATGCCGGTCACCAGATCGTGATGCATATTCACGACGAGGTCGTCATCGACGAACCCATCAATTCCGGCACCACCGTTGCTGACATATGTGCTCTCATGAACGAGCTACCCCAATGGGCTGAGGGTTTACCGATTGATGCAGCCGGGTACGAATGCGGCTTTTACCAGAAGGATTAGTTGATACTCCAGAGCGGGTTCTGCTGCCAGTTTTCTGGAATACCGAGATGGCTCGGTGGTAGTGGCTCAAGAACCGGGTAACTAGCTATCACACTAGGGAGCAGAGCCGCTGTTGTATTCTGTTATTGAGTAGGCGTTATCTGCCCGATAAACTGGAAGTTAGCAAGTACACATTATATCAATAAGAATTTCACGAATGTCCATTATTGACTATTTAATTTGATTGTCAAGCTCAATACCCTGTTCCGCTAAACCAAAAACTAACTCCTTAAAACTTTCTGCAATAATTTCTAAATCATCAACCGATGTCACATATACATCATGCGGCAAAACAACAATTTTGTCTGTTTCCTTTAAAATACAAACTAAACTTCCATCACCTAAACCGCCAATAGGAAAAACAGTATTATTTGATATGTTGCTCTCTTCGTCGTCGGTATAGTTTGCAATAAAAGCAGGGTATTCACAGCTTAATTCCTCTAAAGTGAAAATCCATGGATCAACAAAATGGCAGCCACCAAATTCCTTGAGTAAATACCGATATTCTGACGGAATTGGTTCGAATTTGTTTTCAAACTCAGATATGTCTTTTTCGGACTCCGAGTGATATTTGCTGTGAGTGTCAGCCATAACGCTGTAAGCTTTTCTTAGTAATTTAATCTCTGATTTTGTTAATTCCATATGCTTTCTCCAATCAATACACAGCATCAATATCAGCAAGATTCGTGCCAGGAATAAACACCTCGCGGCGCGCACCATCTGCCCCTATCTCACGCCATGAGTACCAATACCCGGAAAGCCGATAATAATTCACTCGTTCCAACAGATGCCGTGCCAACTGATCGGAATCAATCACCATCCCGCGAGAGCGTAACAAGTTGATCTGCTCGCCATGCGTCTTGAACGCCTTACCGCTCCCGGTAGCGCTCTGCACTTGTCGGCTCTGCTGCGGGCTCACGTCGGCACCTCCCTTGAGCCTAGAAATGATGAGGACCGGCCCTGGACCCTCGCGGGCGGAACCGGTCTTGATGCATCAATCATAACCCGCATCCCGTTAACAGCCAAGCAAATTTCTCGCCTGTCCTATCAGGTTTTGCCTGCCTATTTTCAAAGTCGTGTTTATATTTCGCTCTTCTCAAAGCCCTCCTTTTAGAGGGTCAGCCCATGGCTCTCACCTACAAACTATTGGAAGGAGAGCTAATGACCGGCTCCACACTACAAGTGTTCACCAACAGCCAGTTCGGCCAAATCCGCACCATCACCGTGGAGGGCACCACCACGTTTGCTGGTAAAGACGTCGCCATCGCACTCGGCTACAAAGACCCGGTAAATGCGATCAAACTGCACTGCCGTGGGGTGGCAAAATACCACCCCATCGTCGATAGCCTCGGGCGCACCCAGCAAGCCCGCTTCATTACCGAGGGTGACGTGTATCGCCTGATTGTCTCCAGCCACCTGCCAGCGGCAGAGAAATTCGAAGCCTGGGTGTTTGATGAGGTGCTGCCATCGATCCGCCACCACGGCCTGTACGCGATCGATGAACTACTCGACAACGATGATCTGCTCGAACAAGCCCTCACGCATCTGCGTGCTGAACGCGCTAAACGTCTCGCTGCCGAGCAGGCTTTGCTCGAGGCAGCACCGAAGCTCTCCTACTACGATATCGTGCTGCAATCGCCGTCGTTGATGCCGATCACTGCTATCGCCAAGGACTACGGGCTATCCGCGAAGAAACTCAATCGCCTGTTAGCTGATGAACATATCCAGTTCAAACAGTCAGGCATCTGGTACCTGTATGCCGAGTATGCGAAATGCGGCTACACCCAATCCAAAACCCACCTGCTGGAAAGCGGCAAGACGGTGATGCACACGTATTGGACGCAGAAAGGCCGCCTGTTCATCTATGACCTGTTGAAAAACCGCTGCCAGATCCTGCCGGTTATCGAACGACAAGCAGGTGAAACCAAATGAGCACACTCCTCGACAACTGCCCTTTGATTAACGACCTAGCGCCGTGGCGCAATTCTAAAGGCTACGCAGACCCAACAGCCTGCAAGGCGCTGCGAGCTGTGGAAATATCCGAATTCGGTCACCGTCCCTTGACCTATATCTGCTCACCTTACTCCGGGAACGTGGAGATGAATGTGGAGTTGGCAAGGAATCTCTCAGCTTATGCGGTGCGCTGCCGCCGCATCCCACTCGCACCTCACCTGCTGTTTCCGCAGTTTATGGATGATACCGATCCGTGGGATCGTGACCTCGCCATGTTCTTTAATCGCGTGCTGCTGAGTAAGTGCGAGGCAATGTGGGTCTACACGCCGCGCGTCTCGCCAGGCATGAAAACGGAAATCGGCTGGGCTCACCAACTCGAGCTACCCATCACCTATTTTGACCACAATTTTGCGGAGGTGAACCTCAATGACTGACTTCATTTTGTGCACGACTAATCTGGTGAGCGCGCAACGCAACCTCAAATACCCGAATCACCGGCACATAACCAATGCGGCTGATTTGAAGAATGCCGTGACACATGACCATGTGGCGGCCGAATATGAGGGCGATATTCGTTCCACCGACAGGTTCTTGCAATCCACGTGTGTGGTGATGGACATCGATAACGACCACTCCAACAGTCCGGCTGATTGGGTTACGCCAGAATCCTTGGCTCTCATCTTCCCGGGCGTCGCTTTGGCGACCGCCACCTCGCGGAATCATTTGAAACCCAAGGGTGAAAAGACCGCACGGCCACGCTTCCACGCCTACTTCCCAATCAAACCGGTAACTGACGCTGCAGTCTATACGGGAATCAAGAAGAAGCTTGCCTCCTATACCGGAATCTTTGACCGCAACGCTCTCGACGCCGCCAGATTTATTTACGGAAACCCCGCCGCCGAGGTCACCTGGGTAGACGGATCCCTATCCATCACCGATTTCCTTGATGCTGACGCGTTCGCCGCGCTCGAAATGAGCACCGGCGAGATTCGGGAAGGTGCCAGAAATGCCACCATGAGCGCTTTCGCTGGGCGAGTGATTGTGCGTTTTGGCAATACTGAGCAAGCACGCCAGCTTTTCGAGACGAAAGCACAAACCTGCGTGCCACCCCTACCAGATAGTGAGTTGGAGGCAATCTGGGCCTCGGCTCTCAAGTTTGGTGCAAAAGTAGCTGCAACACCGGGTTATATTCCACCCGAACGCTACGCTGAAATCCAAGGACTGCGTCCCACCGATTTCACCGATGTCGGTCAAGCCACCGTCCTGGCAGACGAATATGCACAAAAACTCGCATACTCTGAGGCCACAGATTGGCTGGTGTATAACGGCTCGTTTTGGGAAGAAACCAGACCAGGCTCACGCGCCATCGCCCAAGAACTCACCACGCGCCAGTTAGAGCAAGCCGCACAGCTGCTCGAGAAAGCTCGTGAGGCGTGTGATTCCACTGGGGTCACTCAGTTGCTGTCGGCAATGAGCCTGACCAAAGCAAAAAACCTATTCACCAACGTGCAGTGGACCGCTTACGAGCAGCTTCAAGACGCACAAGCCTACGAGAAATACGTGCTCAAACGCAGGGATAGCAAGGCAATTACAGCGTCACTGAAGGAGGCAGCTCCGATGCTGCAAGTCACCCAAGCAGACCTTGACGCAGACCCTTTCACTCTCAACACTCCTGGTGGCACCATTGACCTCACCACCGGGCAAATTCACGAGCACGACTATGGGGATTTCATCACCAAACAAACCACCACCGATCCCGCCACCAAAGGCATGGACACATGGTTGGCGGCGCTCGAGGTGTTCTTCCAAGGCGACCAAGAACTAATCGACTATGTGCAGCGAATCGTGGGGCTGACCGCGATCGGCAAAGTCTACGTCGAAGCCCTCATCATCGCCTACGGCGACGGCAGGAATGGCAAATCGACGTTTTGGAACACAATCGCTCGGGTGTTAGGCACATACGCGGGCAACATCTCCGCCGATGCTCTCACTGTGGGCGTGAAGCGGAATGTGAAGCCTGAGCTGGCAGAAGCCAAAGGCAAACGCCTCTTGATCGCGGCAGAGACCGAGGAAGGCATGAGGCTCTCCACCTCTATCGCCAAGCAAATGGCATCCACTGATCTGCTTTATGCAGAAAAGAAATATAAGGCGCCCTTCGCGTTCGCTCCTTCGCATACGCTCGTGCTGTATACGAATCACCTACCGCGCGTAGGTGCAATGGATGTTGGTATTTGGCGCAGGCTGATCGTGATCCCATTCGAGGCAAAAATCGAAGGCTCCTCGGACATCAAAAACTACGCCGAACACCTCTACCAAAACGCCGCTGGTGCCGTTCTGCAATGGATCGTTGATGGTGCCCACAAAGTGATCGATGACTACTTTGTTTTGAAGCCACCACCTAAAGTGCGTCAAGCCCTGGAGGCCTACCGGTTTGAGAACGACTGGATGACACATTTCTTAGACGATAACTGCGAGATCGACCCGAGCTTCACACAGCCCTCAGGCGAGCTTTATAGCGTCTATCGCGCCTACGCGCTCAGCGTGGGCGAATACGCCAGATCCACGTCCGATTTCTATTCAGCCTTGGAACAACTCGGATTCCGCAGACGCCGCACAAAGAACGCACGCTATGTGGACGGACTACGCCTGAAGAGCGAATTCAACCTTTAGCCCCTAAGTGGTGACACTATCTGTCGGTCTATAACAGAACTTTTCTTAAGAGCAATAAAAACAAATATCTATATATAAAAAGTTATGTAAACGACTGGCAGAAAGCGTCACCACGTGAGCAGAAAGCAACACGTGATGAAAGAACAACATTTAGAACAAGCACTCGTAAAAACCGTTGAAGCTTTGGGCGGGGTCTGCTGGAAACTAGTCAGCCCCGGAACCGCCGGTGTACCTGACCGAATCGTGCTATTACCTGATGGGCATGTCGGCTTCGTGGAAGTCAAGGCACCCGGCGGAAAAGTCCGCGCAATCCAAAAACACAGGCTCAGGCAGTTGAAGCACCTGGGCTTCACCGCACTCGTACTCAACAATCCTGACGATATTAAGAAGGTGTGCCATGCAATACAAGCCGCATAACTACCAACAGCTAGCAACGGCTTTCATTGAGGAACACCCGGCTGCAGCGCTACTGCTCGAGATGGGGCTTGGCAAAACCGTCATCACCCTGACAGCAATACAAGATCTCCTCTTTGACTCCTTTGAAGCCCACCGGGTGCTGGTGATTGCGCCGCTGCGCGTAGCAAGGAATACGTGGCCTGCCGAGCAAGCAAAGTGGAGCCACTTACGCCAGCTACGCCTGGCAGTAGCAGTCGGCACCGAACGCCAACGCCGAGCCGCACTCAACTCAGGCGCAGACATCACAGTGATGAACCGGGAGAACGTAGACTGGCTTATTACCCGTAGTGGCATCAAGTGGCAGTGGGATATGGTCATCATCGACGAACTCTCCTCCTTCAAAAACCACCGCGCCAAACGCTTTACCGCGCTCATGAAGATCCGCCCACAAGTAAAGCGCATCGTCGGGCTTACCGGCACCCCAGCCAGCAATGGGTTGATGGACTTATGGGCGCAGTTCCGGCTGTTGGATTTGGGTGAGCGGCTCGGACGCTACATTTCCCGCTACCGCGATAAATGGTTCGTGCCCGATAAGCGCAGTGGAATGCAAGTATTCACCTACAAACCCAAACCTGGCGCTGAAGACGAAATCTACCGAGCAATCTCGGATATCACGCTGTCTATGCGAACCAGCGACTACCTCACCCTCCCACCACTTACCGTCACGACCACCGAGGTGACCATGAACGGCAGGGAACGCAAGGTATATGACCGGTTAGCGGCAGAGATGGTAGTCGAGCTGGGCGATGAGGTGATTGACGCGGCCAATGCTGCCGTCCTGGCAGGTAAGCTCACCCAACTAGCGAGTGGTGCAATCTACACCGAAGCCGGCGACCCCATTGTGGTACACGGCCGCAAACTCGATGCCCTTGAAGACCTCATCGAAGCAGCGAATGGGAATCCCGTGCTTGTGGCGTATTGGTGGCAACACGACCTGGCACGCATCCGGCAGCGCTTCCCGCAAGCCAGACAGTTAAAAACATCAGCAGATATTGAAGCTTGGAATGACGGTGAAATCCCGCTCGGATTGATTCACCCAGCCAGCGCTGGGCATGGGCTTAACCTCCAACAAGGAGGCTCAATCCTCATCTGGTATTCCCTCACCTGGAGCCTTGAGCTCTACCAGCAAACCAACGCCCGCCTGTATCGGCAAGGCCAGACCAAGCCGGTGACTATTACGCATATTGCGACCAAAGATTCGATAGATCAGCAGATTCTTAGGGCACTCGAATCGAAGAACATGACCCAGTCGGCGCTCATCGACGCGGTAGCGCAGACCTTGAAAGGAGAAACCAAATGAGCGTTACGCATCAAGAAACCGACATCACCTGGCGCTACGTTGACCGCCGCGCCGCTGCTATCAACGCGCTACGCGACTACGCCACTATGGAAACCATCATCGATAACACTCCCGATGACCTGAAAGCCATCGAATCCGACCTGCCCAGCCTGTCCTCCCCCGTCTTGGATGGCAGCCGCCGTGCGTTTAATCCCACCGCGGTCGAGGACAAAATCCTTAGACACTTGGAACGGATCGATAACCGCACCCGCAAATACCTGCAAGCCAAGGATTACATGGATTGGTTCAACCCCGCATGGCAAGCGCTCACCGATGAGGAACGTGACGTGCTGGAGGTTTGCTTCCTTTCCGGGTACGAGTCCGCCGCTGATGCGATTTATGAGGTGCAAGAGCGGCTAAACGTGGAACGCTCTACCGCCTACAACCGGCGCAAAACCGCCTTAGACCATCTCACCAGTCTCCTGTACGGGCGCTAAGATGCTTGGACAAAACGCGGACGACATTCTCGTTTCGAGCCTGATATAGTGTAACTAGTTAGAAAAAGGTCAAAGCCCCGAGCGGAAAATATCCTCTCGGGGCTTTACCATCACCACAGGAGATAACGGGAATGCCAAGCAAACCCAAACGTCCCTGCTCTGCGCCTGGCTGTCCCGAACTAACCCGCGAAAGGTTCTGCGAGATCCACGCCAAGGAAGCGGACAAGAACTACCGTAAGTTTCAACGTGACCCGAGAATCAACAAGCGTTACGGTGGGCGCTGGCGACGCATCCGTGCCGCATATATTTCCCAGTATCCTTTGTGCGAAGACTGCCTGGAAAAAGGAGTGACCATCCCAGTTCAGGAAGTCCACCACGTCCTGCCGCTCGAGCATGGTGGCAGCCACGACTTTTCTAACCTGCGTAGCCTGTGCAAACCCTGCCACTCCAGGCAGAGCGCGTTAGACGGTGACAGATGGAGGCAAGCCCTTCAGGTCTACACTTACTGATTTTTCTTGAAATTGCGGTGTGCACGCCTTAAACGTTGCCTACCTCAAAGATGCTGAGCTGGCTCTTGTTCGTTGCTTACGGTGCGACGTCGCGTGTCTGGTTTGGGGTTGGGGGCCTCGAATCTCTACAGCCTTGGCGAAGGTCAGCGGGCGGGGCCAACCGTACGCAAAAAGACCGATTCAAACAGGGTATTAACCCGCAAGCCCTCCATTACCGGGCTAACTGCCTGGAAGGAGGCGAGATTTCATGGCGAAAGACGGAACCAATCGTGGTGGGCGCCGCGTGAGGGCTGGCGCGAAACCCGACCCACTCAACGAGAAACTCGCTAAGGGTCTGCCTGCTACTCGCCTGGAAGATCCGCTAGCGACGCCTTTTGATTTCGAGGGCGCAAATATTGGTGATGGCGCGGTGCTTGCTGGTGAGGTGATGCCGGAGCCTGCTGAGTATCTGTCGGAGGTTCAGCGTGATGGCAAACCCTTGGGTGCTGATTTGGTGTATCGGGAGACGTGGCGCTGGCTTGATGAGCGTGGCTGCACGAGGTTTGTTTCTAAGCGTCTGATTGAGGCCTACGCCCAGGCGTTCGCCCGCTATGTGCAGTGCGAGCAGGCAATCTCCAAGTTCGGTTTGCTCGGAAAGCACCCGACCACGGGGGCTGCTATCGCTTCCCCGTTTGTTGCGATGAGCCAGTCTTTTGGTAAGCAAGCAAACGTGTATTGGTATGAGATTTTTGAAATTGTGCGGGCGAACTGCACTAGTGACTATTCGGGTGCGGCTCCTGGTGATGAGGTTATGGAGCAGTTGTTGAAAGCACGCTCGTAGATGCGTCCTAGTGTTTTTGAGCTTATTTGGGGCGTTTTGTTGCGCTGAAGCCTGCCCCTAGCGCGATTCCGACTCCTGTGCCGATAGCTACCCCTAAGGCGATATCGCCCATAATGAACCCAAAGATAATGCCGGCCATCATCCCGGCAATCATTCCATAGGCCACGGCTTTACCATTGCCGCCGGAAGGTTCTGACGGATTAGGTTTACTCGTTTCGTCTTCCACGTATTCCAGTATCACACACGATTCGGGTTTTCCTCGTTTTCTTCGCTCCCTGCTCCTGTCTGACATGGTGGGGAGTTTTTGTTTCTTTTGATTTTCTACTGAAAGGGCATTCCTATGACTATGGTTCTAAGCGCTGAAGCAGTGTGTATCGGTCATCCCGATAAACTGTGCGATCTAATTGCTGATCAGATTCTCGACGAAATTCTGTACGCCGATCCCAACGCCCGCGTCGCGGTAGAGGTCATGGCTACTGGGCGACGCATTATTGTCACTGGTGAAATCAGCACTAATGCTCGTGTGGACTTGCGTGATTGCGTACGCACAGCACTGACTGCAGCTGGATATAAGCCGTGGAGATTTTTGGTGTACGTGTGGGTGAGGCGTCAATCTAGCGATATTAACGACGGCGTGACCACATCTTTAGAGGCTCGCCATGGTGATGAGTCTGCTTATTGTCTTCAGGGGGCTGGTGATCAAGGCACGGTCTATGGTTATGCCTGCACTGATACTCCTGAGCGTTTACCGTTGCCTCTTGTTTTAGCCCACGAGATTTGTAAGCGGCTAGATAATGCGCGCAAGCAAGGAACCATTACTGAGATCTTTTCGGATGGTAAAGCACAAGTTTCGGTGCGCTACGACGAGGTAGGTAAACCGTTATCTATCGAAACCGTTGTGGTTTCCGTCCAGCACGATAAATTCAAGGATTTCGAGGTGTTGCGCCGTGAAATAACTTCACTGATTGTTGGCCCAGCATGCCAGCGGTATCTACCGGTAAGCCCGGACACGGTTGTGTTGGTGAATCCTTCTGGGCGGTTCGTGGAGGGCGGCCCTAAAGCTGACACCGGCCTCACTGGTCGAAAACTTATGGTTGATACCTATGGCGGTTTTGCTGGGCATGGTGGTGGAGCGTTTTCCGGTAAGGATCCGTCGAAGGTTGACCGGTCGGGTGCTTATATGGCGCGTTTGATCGCCAAGACGGTGGTGGATGCGCACCTAGCTAAAGAGTGCCAAGTGAGCATTTCTTATGCGATTGGTAAAGCCGACCCGGTTGCTTTCAGTGTGGACACGCTCGGCACCGGTGAACATCCTGATGAACTAATTACGGCTGCTGCGCGCGATGTCTTTAATCTTCGTCCGGCTGCGATCATCGACCAGTTACATCTCAAATCTCCCGGTTACGTGCGCTATTCGACGTATGGGCATTTCGGGGATTGCACACGCAAGTGGGAAGACACCTGGACTACTAGCCGTGAGCTTGTTAAGGCGGTGAAAAAGCATGCGCATCAAGCAAATAGCGCTAACTGATCTCACCCCTGCTGACTACAACCCCCGCAAAGACCTACAACCTGGGGACACGGACTACGAAAAGTTGAGGCGCTCCCTGACGGAGTTTGGGTATGTGGAGCCAGTCATCTGGAACAAAACCACCGGAAATATTGTGGGTGGGCATCAGCGTCTGAAAGTACTCGCTGATCTGGGCTATAAAACCGTGGACTGCGTGGTCGTTGAGCTAGACGAAACCCGCGAAAAAATGCTCAACGTTGCTCTAAACAAGATCAGTGGCGATTGGGATGATTCCAAACTCGCCCTACTCATAGCCGACCTGGATGCTTCCGATTTCGAGGTTGAACTCACCGGTTTCGACGAAGCCGAAATACAACAGTTGATAGGTTCTCTTGACGGCGACAGTATCGAGGACGATAACTTCGACCTGAACGCCGCCCTAGAAGCGGCAGCCTTTGTTGAAAAAGGCGATATCTGGAGGGTTGGTAGGCATCGCCTAATGTGCGCGGATGCCACGAACCCGGCCGATGTCGAAACCTTGATGGATGGCAAACAGGCTAATCTGGTGGTCACAGACCCGCCTTACAACGTGGACTTCAAATCATCTAGCGGCCTGAAAATCGCAGGCGACAAACAAGACGCAGACACCTTCTACCAGTTCCTGCTGGCTGCATTCACCAACATGGCGGCATCCCTAGCTAAGGGCGGGTCAGCCTATGTTTTCCATGCCGACACCGAAGGATTGAACTTCCGTCGCGCTTTTCAAGATGCTGGTTTCTATCTGTCGGGCTGTTGTATTTGGGTCAAAGACTCCCTCGTACTTGGCCGTTCCCCATATCAGTGGCAGCACGAACCGGTGCTGTATGGCTGGAAGAAAGACGGCTCTCACGCTTGGTATGCGAATCGCAAACAAACCACGGTGTGGAATTTTGCCAAGCCCCGCAAAAACAGTGACCATCCGACTTCGAAGCCACTAGACCTGTTGGCTTATCCGATTCGTAACTCCACCCAAACCAACACAATCATCCTCGACACTTTTGCTGGGTCTGGTTCCACGCTAATGGCTGCAGAAGCCACAGACCGCACTTGCTATTGCATGGAGCTGGATGAGAAATACGCTTCCGTGATTCTGCGCCGCTATGCCGAAGCAACCGGAGACGCAGCTGGCATCACCTGTACTCGTGGTAACAAACAGTACGGCTACCTGGATCTGGTGAAAGAGGTCGACCGCCCCAAGCAGAAAGGCTAACCCTTGATAAAAACTTTAAGGCTTGGCTCGCTTTTTGATGGCTCGGGTGGTTTCCCACTAGCGGCAACCAAGGTTGGTATCGAACCTGTTTGGGCGAGCGAGATTGAGCCCTTCCCGATCCTGGTCACCACCACGCGTTTTCCGCAAATGCAACACCTGGGCGACATCTGCGATATTGACGGCAGTCAGCTAGAGCCGGTGGATGTGGTCACGTTTGGTTCTCCTTGCCAAGACCTGTCGGTGGCAGGTAAGAGGGCAGGTTTAGCTGGCGAGCGTTCGGGTTTATTTCACCAAGCCGCCAGAGTCATCAAGGAAATGAGAAAGGCAAGTAGTGGACGGTATCCAAGATTCGCTGTTTGGGAAAACGTGCCCGGAGCTTTCTCCTCCAACAAAGGAGCAGACTTCCACAGCGTCCTGCAAAACCTCATCTCGGTTGTCGACGAGCAAGCAGCAGCTAACCTACCTCGAGTACAAAAGTGGCAAAAAGCCGGAGCAATCGTGGCAGACCAATGGAGTATTGCGTGGCGAGTATTGGACGCGCAATTTTTCGGCCTACCCCAACGACGCAAAAGAATCTACCTTGTCGCAGATTTTGCAACCGGGCGTGCCGGACACATACTCTTTGAGCCCACGCGCCTGCGCGGGGATCTTGCGCAGGGCTGCAGTAAGAGGCAAGCCGCTACCTCCAATCTTGCACAAGGCTCTCGCCCGGCAAGCAACGAACTCGAAAAAGAATCTCTAGCAGTCCCGTTCGCGCTACGCATGAGAGGCGGAAAACCTGGAGGTGGTAAAGGCCCGCTTATCCAAACCGATATTTCTGGCACGCTTGGTTGTAATAACGATCAGACTATTTTCGAGCCGATCGCTTATGGTTTCAACACTATACATACCAAGCGTAAACGCCTGACTGGCAGGTACGGCTACGAAACCGAGGTCGCAAAAACTTTAGATACGAGCGGTATCTGCCCGACCTGTAATCAGGGAGGGATCGCGATAGTCGACACGGTAGTTTCGGCATCAAAGAGTGATTTCTTTTGCAAGGGCACCAACAACCTCACCGGGCCTCTACTTGCATCGGATTTTACTGATCCGCCTATTGTCACCGCGCCACAACCTAGCGGTTATAGGGTGCGCAGGCTTACGCCCACCGAGTGCGCCCGCCTACAAGGGTTCCCTGACGATTGGACACAGGACATAGCAATCAGCGATCCTACAGATTCACAGTTGGATTACTGGTGGCAAGTCTGGGCCAGCTGGGCCAAGGTACAAGGATTGAAAAAACCTAAAACCCGCAACCAAGTATGCAAATGGCTGGCTAATCCTGGAACCGACCGGGCACTCTACAAGCTGTGGGGAAACGGGATAGCTTTGCCGTGCGCCAAACTCGTGCTTTCCCAAATAGTCGCCGAGACCACTAAAACTCCTGGATTTTAAGGCGAAAATGACTGGATAAGCCCGCGAACCTATGGCTGTATGTACATGACCAAACAAAACACAAGAAAGAAGGTTTGGTGATGATAGGACAGCTATACGCCGATCTAGAAGAAATCGAAAACCTCGGAGTCGACCTCACCGATATTGGTGCGGTATGGGATGCAGCCGAAGACCACGGCTACAAGCACGTAGAAATGATTGTCTCCAACTTCCCACAAGACTTCATGCGCCTCATCCGCACATGGATGGACGTTCAAAGCATCGAATTTGATGGTGAGGAGGATGAGCAATGGTGAACACCAAAAAGGCTGAAAACTACGGGCTCGTAGTCACCCTGCCCGCCACGCTTGATGAGACTGAGCTGGCAAGGCTGCATGAACTTATCGCAGCCAAGAAAGACTTGATCACTAAAGCGCTCGGCGCGAGCCAGCTTAGCATCACCACCAGTAGCGAGGGGCTGAGTTTCCCGTGGTGGGATGAGCTGCCCGAGTTCGAGAAGATCACAGCCTACACCGAGTTCTTAACGAAGCTGATCACCTACGCCAAAAGGATCCACCGCACCGTAACCCGCAGTACAAGACAGGTAAGTAATGAGAAGTACGAACTGCGTTCCCTGCTTTACCGCATCGGACTTTCTGGTAAAGAACATAAGGAAGTACGCAAGATCTTACTTGCACCATTAAACGGCAATTCTGCGTGGAAAACCCCGCCACTAATTAAACACTAACCAAGAGATGTAAACCACTATTTATTAGGCAAAATAGGCGGAAAATGACTGGATAAGTAGCGAAGTCTATGGCTGTATATACATACCGAAACGGTACACAACAGAAAGGCACCAGCCATGAACACCACAAAGGTCACCAGCGAAACCCTCTAGATGAGCGTTGATTCCTACGGGGCGGTTCTTGCCTACGGGAACTACACGCTAGCAAGTTTTGCTACCTGGACCAAGACTGAAGGATTTGGTAATAACGCCCAAATCTACCGGTTGATGGAAGAACCCGTCAGCGGGTTCGGGCCTAACTCGAGGAGCCGCGGAGAATGCGAACTCGAACTCATCGCGAAGTCAGACCACCTTTTCGCTGACGCCGGACATGCGATCGCCTGGGCGTTAGCTAATCTGCCCGAAGCCTAGCCCCGCCGGGTATGAGAGCACCTGCTATCGCTGTTAGCAACTGACTTTTTAACCAATAGAAGGTAACTGATTCGTATGCGTCAGCTAGCTGAATATCACCCGACCAGGTTCATGGCTGAAAGCTCGCGCTATGACAAGCGCCGAGCCGACTTTGCGGTCGCGTTTATCCAAGCCTTAAAGCATACGAAAGGCCGGTGGGCAGGAAAACCTTTTAAGTTGATTGATTGGCAAGAACAAATCATTCGCGACCTTTTCGGGGTGGTAAAACCTGACGGGTTTCGCCAATTCACTACGGCTTACGTGGAGATCCCTAAAAAGCAAGGCAAATCTGAACTGGCCGCCGCCGTCGCACTCTTGCTGTGTTGCGGCGATGGCGAGGAACGCGCTGAAGTTTATGGGTGTGCTGCCGATCGGCAACAAGCATCCATCGTGTTCGAAGTGGCAGCCGACATGGTGAGAATGTGTCCCCCACTAGCCAAGCGGGTAAAGATCCTTAGAAGCCAAAAACGTATCATCTACTCCCCCACCAATTCCTTCTACCAGGTACTATCGGCCGAGGCCTATTCCAAACACGGATTCAATATTTCCGGAGTGGTATTCGATGAGCTACACACCCAACCCAACCGGGCGCTCTTCGACGTGATGACCAAAGGCAGTGGGGATGCTCGCACCCAGCCGCTTTACTTCTTGATCACAACCGCCGGCACCGACACCCACAGCATCTGCTACGAGCAACACCAAAAAGCCCAAGACATTCTAGATGGCAAAAAGATCGACCCCACCTTTTATCCAGTCATATATGGGGCAGCGCAAGATGATGATTGGACCGATGAAGCCGTGTGGCATAAAGCCAACCCATCCTTGGACGTTACGGTGCCAATCCAAAAAGTTAGGGACGCTTGTAATAGTGCCAGGCAGAATCCGGCTGAAGAAAACACCTTCAGACAGTTGCGTTTGAACCAGTGGGTCAAACAGTCTGTGCGGTGGATGCCTATGAATACCTGGAACAAAAACGATGGTCCAGTCCACTTAGATGAGTTAGAAGGCCGTGTTTGTTACGGCGGGCTCGACCTGGCATCCACCACCGATATCACTGCTTTCGTTCTCGTATTCCCACCCACGGATGACGATGACAAATACACGGTCGCGCCCTGGTTTTGGATACCCGAAGACAACCTGAAACTGAGAGTCGCCCGCGATCACGTCCCCTACGACCTATGGCATCAGCAAGGCCACCTACTCACGACTGAGGGCAACGTGGTGCACTACGGGTATATCGAGAAGTTCATTGAGGATCTTGGCACCCGGTTTAATATCCGAGAGATCGCTTTCGACCGGTGGGGCGCGGTCCAAATGAGCCAAAACCTTGAGGATGCTGGTTTCACGGTAGTGCCTTTCGGGCAAGGCTTCAAAGACATGTCCCCACCATCCAAGGAACTGATGAAGCTGGCGTTGGAGGGCAAGCTGGCCCATGGCGGTCACCCGGTGCTGGCCTGGATGGTAGATAACATTCATGTGCGCACCGACCCAGCAGGCAACATTAAGCCAGATAAGCAAAAGTCTACGGAGAAGATCGACGGCGTAGTAGCCACCATCATGGCCTTGGATCGGGCAATAAGATGCGGCAACACCCCACAGGCAAGCTCAGTTTATGATTCGCGGGGACTATTGGTGCTATGAGATTTTGAATGAAACAAGCTGCCAATCTTGTTAGCTGTTACTGCTAGTAGCGAATAGCTGGCTCCGTAGATCAGTGCGGATTCGTTGAAAAAGATAACCGTGGGCGCAATGAAAAACAGTATCGGCATCACTATCCATAAAACAGTGAAGCCCTCCGTGACTGCGTCCCAGGCGGCTAGCGCAATAGTGGCGAGTGGAAACGCTATGAAAAGCAGGAAGATAAACGCCACCATCCCTAAATCGGAGGCATTGCCTAATCCGATGGTGGCTGTCATGAGAGCAGGCAGTAAAAGATAGCACGCGAAAAGCCCGCCAAGGCGTACCCAGGTGCCGCGTCTTTTCCACCTTTGCATGCACTCATTTTTCCATGACCAGAAGGGAAAAACCATGGGTCTTAGAAACTGGCTACGTAGCAGAGCGAAACCAGTCGAGAATCACCAGCTGTCCACCAGCTACAGCTTCTTGTTTGGGCCGACATCTGCTGGGCGTCCGGTGACCGAACGTAGCGCGATGCAAATGACCGCCGTGTATTCGTGCGTGAGGATCCTGGCAGAAGCTATAGCCGGGCTACCACTGCACGTATACCGTTACAAGGACGGTGGTGGCAAGGAAAAAGCAGTCGATCATGGTTTGTACCGCCTGCTTCACGATGAACCTAACCCCGAGATGACGAGCTTCGTGTTTAGAGAAACGCTCATGACGCACCTGTTGTTGTGGGGGAACGCGTTCGCTCAGGTAGTGCGCAACGGGCTCGGCGAAGTCATTGGACTGTATCCGCTGCAACCGAATCGGATGAGCGTAGGCAGGGATCTAGACAGTAAGGCTTTGTATTACGAATACCAAACCAGCTGGGACGAACCCGCAGGAGAGTACAAGACGATCCGGCTTACCCCTAACGATGTGCTTCATGTTCCAGGTCTTGGTTTTGATGGGTTGGTTGGTTATTCCCCGATCGCGATGGCAAAAAACGCTATCGGACTCGCCCAGGCCACAGAAGATTACGGTGCTTCATTTTTTGCTAACGGGGCGGCTCCGGGCGGGGTGTTAGAGCATCCAGGCACGATCAAAGACCCAAGCCGGGTGCGTGAGTCCTGGCAACAAACCTTCGGTGGCGCTCGTAACGGCAACAAAGTTGCGGTGCTTGAGGAGGGAATGAAATACACGCCGATCTCGGTAAGCCCGGAGCAGGCGCAGTTTCTTGAAACGAGAAAGTTTCAGCTCAATGAGATCGCCCGAATATTTCGTATCCCGCCCCACATGATTGGTGACCTGGAAAAATCTAGCTTCAGCAATATTGAGCAGCAGAGCTTGGAGTTTGTGAAATACACCCTTGACCCGTGGGTAATCCGCTGGGAACAAGCCATCACGAAAACTCTGTTGAACCCGCGTGAAAAGCAGCAGTTGTTTGTGAAGTTCAATGTCGAGGGCCTACTGCGAGGCGATTACCAGTCTCGGATGGAGGGCTATGCGGTGGCTCGCCAAAACGGTTGGATGAGCGCCAACGATATCCGCGAGTTAGAAAACCTTGACCGGATCGATGCGGCTGATGGCGGGGATCTGTACCTGATAAATGGAAACATGCTCCCGCTTCCGATGGCTGGGGCTTATGCCGACTCTCAACAAGCCGAAGAAGGCGAGTCTGGTGAAGAAGAACCTAGAGAGAACCAACTATTGAGGAGGAGAATGTGAAGCGTTTTTGGAACTGGCTAATCCCAGAGGAAACCAGCCCGGACAGTGATGGGGGTGAAAGGGTTTTGCGTATTAACGGGGTTATCGCTGAGGAATCATGGCTAGATGATGAGATAACCCCAGCGGTTTTTGCCTCGGAGTTAAGCGCGGGGTCTGGGCCGGTCACTATCTGGCTGAATTCGCCTGGCGGTGACGTAGTGGCAGCTGCTCGTATCTATAACATGCTGCTGGATTATCCCGGTAAAGTCACGGTGAATATTGACGGGATCGCGGCATCGGCGGCATCTGTGATTGCTATGGCGGCGTCCACGGTGGCTATGAGCCCGGTTTCGATGCTCATGATCCATAATCCCGCCACGCTCGCTATGGGTGATAAAACCGAGCTGTCGCGTGCCCTGGACATGCTCGAATCGGTCAAAGACTCGATTATCAACGCCTACCAGCTAAAAACCGGGCTGTCCCGGGCGAAACTTTCCAAGCTCATGGATATGGAGACATGGATGGACGCGACAGCTGCTATCGACTTGGGGTTCGCAAATGAAATCCTCACCAGTAAACAGGCCCCTTCTCCAGACAAAGACGACGAGCCCACCAAGACAAATCCTGACAAGGGTGATGATCCTGGTGATGGCGAGGATGAAGAATCGGTGAGCAAGAAAGTACCGGGGCGAGCGAAAAATGAGCGCGGCGTGGTGTTTTCCAGAAAGGTTTCAGAGCAACAACTTGTTGCCCAACTAGCTATGCACGGTAAAAGTGCTGCCCTCCCGGGTCGCCGCCTCCTGTAAGTGAGCATCCTTGTTTAAAGCCCGCTGCCTCTTGTGGTCGGCGGGTTGTTGATTTATACGCCCATTTAACCAACCAACCCCATTAACTAAGAGAGGAAATATTCCATTATGACTACTGTTACTGATTTGTATACCCGGCGTGCCCAAACCTGGAATAAGGCTAAGAAGTTTCTAGATGAGCGGCGCGATAGCGAGACTGGCTGTCTAAACGCCGAAGATGACGCGGCCTACGCCAAAATGGAGGCTGAGATTGAGGCGCTTAGCGGAGAGATTGCTCGATCCGAGCGGGCCGAACGTCTAGAAAACACTCTTGCCAAGGCAACCTGTAATCCCATCACTTCCGCTCCTGGAAGCGGCATGGGCGAAGATAGTAAGGTCAAGCCTGCCCGTGCTACCGCTTCCTACAAGCGGGCGTTTTGGGATGCGATGCGGCTTAACACCTCCCCCATGGAAGTAAGGAATGCGCTAAGCGAGGGGGTGGATTCTGAGGGCGGATACCTAGTGCCTGACGAGTTCGAACGCACCCTAGTGCAGTCTTTAGCTGACCAAAACGTCATGCGCACCCTCGCCAAGGTTATTCAGACCACTAGCGGGGATCGTAAAATCCCTGTCGTGTCTACCCATGGCACCGCTACCTGGCTGGATGAAGGCAAACCATACAGCGAATCCGATGAAGCCTTCACCCAAATCTCCCTGTCGGCGTTCAAGCTGGGTACCTTCCTCAAAATCAGCGAAGAACTGCTCAACGATGCAGCGTTTAACGTTGAACAATACCTAGCCAGCGAGTTTGCTCGCCGTATTGGAGCTGCTGAAGAAGAAGCCTTCCTGGTTGGCGATGGTAAAGGTAAACCCACCGGCATCTTCAACCCAACCGGCGGAGCAGACTCTGGCGTGACCAGCGCCAAGCCTACCGACATTAGCGCTGATGAACTCATCGATCTGCACTATAGTTTGCGCTCCCCCTACCGGGCGCGTGCGGTGTGGCTGATGAACGATGCAACAGTCAAAACCGTCCGGAAGTTGAAGGACGGTAACGGGCAGTACCTGTGGCAGCCAGCCTTGACTGCTGGGACTCCAGACATGATCCTTGGCCGACCCGTCTACACCAGTGTTTTTGCACCTGAGCTAAAAGCGGGGGCGCGCACAGTAGCGTTCGGTGACCTCGGTTTTTATTGGATTGCTGACCGGCAAGGCCGCTCCTTCAAACGCCTAAACGAGCTATTTGCAACCACCGGGCAGATCGGGTTCCTGGCATCCCAACGCCTAGACGGCAAGCTCGTCTTGCCCGAAGCGATCAAGGTTCTTACCCAAAAGACCGCCGGGTAAACCAGAAAAATAGTTAGGAGGTGGCAGCCATGAAAACAGACGAACTCATGGCCTTAGTCAAGCAGAATCTATTGGTCGACCATAGCGAGGATGATTCTTTGATTGCCTCGTTTGTTTTGGCTGCCATCTCCTATGCAACCGCTTACCAACATCTACCCGAGGACTACTACCAAACGCAGCCCATGTCGCAGGCAACCCGGCAAGGCATTATCATGCTCGCCACCCATTTCTACGAATCCAGAGATGGAGCAACCGCCGGGTTTTGGGCAGACAAAACCGATGCTGCCCGCGCCGTGTGGAACGCAGTAAACACCCTGCTTCGCCTGGATCGGGACTGGAAAATCTAAAGAAAGACGCGCCTTATGGCAACGCTAGGCAAAATGAGCGAGCACATCGACCTGATACAGCCAGTAGTTACTAAAGACGCTGCCGGGTTCGCCACTACTGGTGACGAGGTTATTGCTTCGGTGCGCGCATATATGGAAGTGCAGCACGCAAGTGGTGCGTGGGTCAACCGCGCCGCCTACACCAAAGCAGACCTGTTATTTAGGATCCGAGCAATACCCGGCATAAAAATAACCGAGGCGATGCAAATCAGCTCCGCACATGGCAGGTACGTTATTGATGCGGTCGAATACCTCGGCCGCTATGTCGAGATTTTAGCTCACCGCACCGAAGCAGAAGGAGCACTCTGATGGCTCGCGTACAAATCCGGCTTCCCAACGATTTCATTGACGCACTCGACTCAGCCAGCAGCCTCATTGATAACTCCGCTGAGCAAGTACTTAAAGCCGGGGCTAATATCGTGGAGCCGCGTATGCGCTCTAACCTTTCTGCCGCCATCGGCAGCTCAACGAAACAGCCCTCCCGCTCTACCGGTCAGCTCGTCAAAGCGTTAGGAACCGCGCCAGTAAAAGTCAATAGCCGCGGAGACTATAACGTTAAAGTTGGTTTCGCCGAGAACCGAGACGATGGTAGAGCTAACGCACTAATCGCTAACGTCCTCGAACACGGAAGAAGCAATCAACCAGCTCGCCCGTTTCTAGCTCCCACGCGTTCACAAACCAGGCGAGCCGCAATCACCGCAATGAAACAAACCCTAGCCGCGCGAATCCAGCAGGTGAAACCATGAGCGGGCTTTTAGAAAACCTAAGCCACATCGCTAAACAACTTGGGCTCGCCTATGCAGTCAGCTGCTACACCGATTCCCCAGCCCCAGACACGTATCTAGTCTTCACCCCGTTAACAGATTCTTTCGACATCTTCGCCGACAACACCCCCGGTATCGAAGTCGAAGAAGTCCGCATCGCACTGTTCACGAAAACCAACTACTTAGCTCTAAGAGACCAGATCACGAAAGCTCTAATCAGCGCTCGCCTGGTTATCACAGGCAGGCGCTATATCGGATACGAGGCGGATACCGGTTTTCACCACTATTCCATCGATGTTTCGAGTTTTAGAGCCTGTCCTTAAGAGTTTGCAATGATCAGGAAAGTCAAAAATCCGATGAACAAGATCTCCAGGACTAACCCGATGACGTTAATGACTTTTTCGCTCTTTTCAGGCCAGAATCTGGCTAGCAGAGCAAAAACTACTAAGCCAGTAGCGGCTCCAGCAGTGTTCATTATGACATCGGTGATATCGCTGACCCCAATAGCGAAAACGTACTGAACGACCTCGAATGCCACGCTTGCTAAAAACGGTGGGAGCAATTGAATTAACCATGAGCGCCGTTTCAACAACATCCTCATGTACAAGCCAAACGGGATGAAAATAAGGAAGTTGACCACGATCTCATCAAAGAAGTTCGACCCGTAAAGATTCGCAGAATCTGTAAATGGGATCAGATTTAAGTAGCGCGCATGCCGCATGCCCAGTATGTCGTCAACGCTGGTGGCGAATTTGAACAGCACCATCCACAACAACAAGAGCAGATAAATCCCGAACACCGCATAGGTCAAGCATCGCGTTTTCTCCCTCATGCCCCAATTTTATCTCTCGATGACATCTAACGAAAATTACTACCCAAAAGGAGAAACATCATGGCAACTATTGGTTTAGACAAGCTCTACTACGCGAGCATTAGCGAAGATCCCACTAGCGGTGAGGAAACTTATGCCGTTCCTAAACCGCTCGCTAAAGCAATATCTGCAGAATTGTCTGTGGAGGTGGCTGAGGCGATTTTGTATGCCGATGACGGGGCATCCGAGATTGTCAAGGAATTCAAATCTGGAACGCTCACTCTTGGGGTTGATGATCTCGGGGCTGAGGCTGCAGCTGCCTTAACTGGTGCGAGACTGGACGCGAACGGGGTACTTATCAGCACTTCTGAGGATGGTGGCGCACCCGTGGCTATCGGTTTTAGAGCTGCACGCTCTAACGGGAAGTACCAGTATTTTTGGCTCTACCGAGTGAAGTTTGCTTTACCGACCACGACCTTGGCGACCAAGGCAGACTCGATCACGTTTTCTACGCCTTCTATTGAGGGCACGATCCTGCGCCGCAACAAACCAGACGCTACCGGCAAGCACCCGTGGAAAGCCGAAGTCACCGAAGGAGCCACCGGCGTGAAAGCTGAAACCATTACCAGCTGGTACAGCCGCGTTTACGAACCCGCCGCAGCCACCAATCCAAGTCGTGCCGCCAGCCACTAAAATAAAAAGGGAGACAGTGATCATGGGAAAGAAAACTGTAGTTGCAAGTGTTGATTCGTCTCGTAGTGCGGTCATTAGTATCGGCGGGCAAGAATACGAACTGGTCTTAACAACGCGTGCTACTCGTTTGATCGCCAAGCGATATGGCGGTCTCGAACATCTAGGTGATGCTCTGGAAACCTCCGAGGACGTAGGCAAATCCTTGGGTGAGGTAATCTGGCTCATCACCCTTCTGGCTAACCAGTCAGTGCAGATTCACAACCTCACACATCCAGACGATCAACGCACTGAACTAACTGAGGATGCAGTGGAACTGCTCACAGTTCCAGCTGATCTGACCGACTACCGGGCAGCAATCAGCGAAGCACTACAAAGAGGAACAAGACGAGCTATCGCCACCGAAGCACCGGCCCCAAAAGACCATGTCAAGGACGAGTCCTAGATAGCGACGAGGCAGCCTTCACCAGGCTTATCTATATCGGTTTAGCCCACCTAAACCTGAGTCGCGTCGAGGTTGAGCTGTGCGTGTTTGGTGAATTACTCGACCTCGTGGACTGCTGGCGCATCGAGACCGGCCGCGCTGAGCAGAGGCGTGTTTGGTTTATTGATGATGTGATTCCAGCAGGTATCTAGGCATTTTGTGTAGCGAGAGTTATTTTGAGTCCTAGGGCTTTCATGATTTTCGTGATAGCCGCAAAGGACGGGTTGCCGTCTTTTGATAGTGACTTGTAGAGGGATTCACGGTTGAGTTGAGTTTCTTTAGCTAGCTGGCTCATGCCGTGTGCCCTTGCAATGTCACGCAAAACCACCTGTACGGTTTTCGTATCGCCGTCTTCGAGTGCGATAGCTAGGTAATCGTTCATTGCTTCTTGGCTATCGAGATATTTGCTTGCGTCGAACGCTGAAAATGTTACTTCCTTCATGACTGTTCCTTCCTTACCTGTTGTGCGAGCTTTTGAGCGGTTCGAATATCTTTAGCCTGGCTGGATTTATCTCCTCCGGCCAGCAGGAAAACCGTTACTGCGCCTAGTTGGGTGTAGTACACCCTGTAGCCGGGCCCGAAATGAAATCTCATCTCGTTAACTTTCTCGCCAACGGGTTTGATGTCTCCAATCATTGTTCCGTGTGCTTCGCATCGGGCTATTGCATGCAAAATGCGCCGCTGAGCATGTTTGTCTTTCAGCTCACCTAACCAAGCGTCAAACAAGCTACTGGAAATAATCTCCACACACCTAAGTGTAGCCTAAAAGCTACATGAGTCAAGAAGGGAAACACCTCTCATGGCCGACTCGTCTTTTGGCCTCAAGATTGGTTTGGAGGGTGAGCGGGAGTTTAAACGCGCGATCACCGACATCAACCGTGAAATGCGGGTACTCGGCTCCGAGATGAAGCTGGTCGCTTCCCAGTTCGACAAGAATGACCAATCTGCTGCAGCACTGACCGCCCGCAACCAAGTGCTGGGGCGTGAGATTGAGGCTCAGCGTTCCAAGGTCGAAACCCTGAGAAGTGCGTTGGAGAATGCTGCTTCTTCGTTTGGGGAGAATGATTCTCGCACGAAGAATTGGCAGATTCAGCTAAATAACGCCCAAGCCACCTTGAATGGACTAGAGGGAGAACTCAAGGAGAATAATGCTGCGTTAGCGAAGTTTGGTGATGAGGCTGACGGCGCGGGTGATGATGCTAAGGACGCTGCTAAGGATGCTGGCAGACTTGAGGGTGCGGTTGATGAGTTGGGCTCTGAGATGGACGACACCTCAGGCAAGACCCGCATCTTCGGTGATGTTCTTAAAGCCAACCTGGCAGCCGAGGCGATTATTGGTGGGGTTAAGGCTATCGGGCACGCCATCGGTTCTATCGCTAAGGGCTTCGGGGCGGCGATGAAGGATGGTGTGGAGTACAACGCCCGCATGGAGCAATACACCACCAGCTTCACCACGATGCTCGGTGACCAGGCGAAAGCGCAGAAACTCGTCAACGACCTTAAGCTCGAAGCCGCCCGCACTCCGTTTGGGATGGAGGATCTAGCCAAGGCCACCCAAACGTTGATGGGGTTCGGCATGAGCGCTGAAGAATCCCAGGTACGCCTCAAACAGTTAGGTGATATCAGCCAGGGGGATGCGCAGAAGTTCGAATCCCTCACGTTGGCGTTTGCTCAAATGAGCTCTACTGGCAAGCTGACTGGTCAGGATTTGAACCAGATGATTAACGCGGGGTTCAACCCTTTAGAGGAGATTTCCCGTAAGACCGGTAAAAGTATCGGTGAGCTCAAAGAAGAAATGGCTAAGGGCGCGATCAGTGCGGATATGGTTGCGGATGCGTTTGCTAGTGCCACAAGTGAGGGCGGCCGGTTTTATGGGGCGATGGATGCCCAATCCAAAACCTTCTCTGGCCAACTAGCTACGCTAAAAGACGGGGTCGATAACCTTAAAGGCTTATTGGCTGGAGGTTTGACCACGGCTTTGGCTGGCACGGTGATGCCGATGGTTAATGGTTGGGTCGATGAACTCACCGAAGCCTTCGAAACCGGCGGGGCACCAGCACTGATTGATACCTTCGGGCAAATCTTGCAGGAGGCGCTGGCGTTCATTGCTGAGCAACTCCCACAAGTTGTCGAAACCGGCATGACAATCCTGACCAGTCTCCTTGAAGGCATTATTGCTGTTCTGCCTTCCTTGGCAGAGACTGCCGTGACGTTGATTGTGGCATTGGTGGAAGCGATTATTGAGGCACTTCCGAGCCTGTTGGAGGCAGCGGTTCAGATTATCGCCACCTTGGTTGCTGGTATCGGCGAGGCTCTACCGGAGCTGATCCCGGCGGCGGTAGAAATGCTGATGACCATGATCCAGGGGCTCATCGATAATTTGCCACTTATTTTGGATGCAGCCCTGCAGTTAATTATTGGTCTTGCCCAGGGTTTGATTGCGGCTATCCCGGTGCTTGTTGAGGCTTTGCCGCAGATTATTCAGGGGCTGGTGGATTTCCTGATAAGTGCTATTCCGCAGATCATTCAAACCGGCATCCAACTACTCACCTCTTTAGTGAGCGCTCTGCCTGAGATTATTACTGCAATTGTTGCGGCTTTGCCACAGATTATTACGGCGGTAATTAACGGTGTGTTGGGTGCGATTCCACAGTTGATTCAATCTGGTGTCCAGTTGTTTGTGGCTTTGATTGGTGCATTGCCACAAATCATTACAACGATAGTCAACGCACTGCCGCAGATTATTTCTGCAGTGGTCTCGGCTATCGGTGGAGCCATACCGCAGTTAGTGCAAGCTGGCATCCAGCTACTGACGGCGCTTATTGGTGCGCTACCGCAAATTATTGGCACGATTGTTTCGGCTATCCCGCAAATTATTAGCGGTATCGTCAGCGCGGTGTTGGGTGGGGTTGGTCAGATGATCTCAGCTGGTGCGTCCCTGGTTTCTGGGTTATGGCAGGGCATCCAATCACTGGCGGGTTGGTTGTGGAACAAGGTATCTGGCTGGGTATCTTCAATTTGGGATGGGATTCTCGGGTTCTTTGGTATCCACAGTCCTTCCAAACAAATGGCGTGGGTTGGTGACATGCTCGTAGCAGGCCTCGCCGGAGCGATCACATCCGAGGGATACAAGGCAGCTGACGCAGCCACAGACATGGCCGCCGACACGTTGAGCGCCATGGACGAACTGAGCAGGGGCGTGAATGTGCCCGTCAGTATCGACGATGCCGACCTGAACCTACCGAGTATTAATCTCGAACCCGCCACCGCGCTTCGACCTAATACTGCCGCGACACCAAACAGGCCCGCGCCGGTGGATGTTGAGGGAATCGTAGATGCTACAGCCCGCCGAATCCTCGGGTCTTTGGATGTTCAAGTCGTGCTCAATGACGGAACACTGGTAGGCAAACTCGCACCCCGCATCGACACTCAACTCTCACGACTATCAAGACGCAGTAACCTAATCACGGCAGGAGTGTAAAGCGATGTATAGGTTTACACTCGACCACGAAACCTCCTCTCGGGATCTTGGTTTGCGGTTCACTGCTCCAGTTGAGATTCCAGCTGCCGCACGGCGGGTAGACGATATCGAAGTGAGTGGCAGAGCAGGTTCTTTAACCTGGTTCACCGGCTGGAAAGACACAGAAATCATCCTGCCGTTAGCTGTGCATGGAGGCGTGGAAGCTTACCGGCAAACATGCCTTGCCTTGATGGAGGCTTCAACGATCTCGTTTAGTGGTGAGCCTGGTCTATTCCGATACATAAAACATGTAGAGGTTTCGCCGCTTGCCCAGGAGATGGCTGGCTGGGGCATGTTCCAAGCCAACCTCACCTGCCAGCCGTTCACCTACCTCGCCACAGGGCTAAAACCGATCACCCTCACCAGCACGGCAACGATCATCAACCCTGGCCTGCTGCCATCCGATCCAGAAATAACCTTGTTCGGCACTGGGCAGCTGGTGCTGACGATCAATGGACAGCGCTACAAAGTCTCCTCACCAGCAGACCAGATCACGCTCGATTCGGCTCGCATGATCACTCACGTGTGCGGAAAAACCCAAACCGATGCTTTAAGCGGGTCTTTTCCGCAGCTTGCCGTCGGTGAGAATCACATAGAACTCGGTGCGGGCCTAGCGAAGGTAGCGGTTACTGGGAACTGGCGCACCCTCTAGTAAGGAGTAAAACCTATGATTTCGGTTCACAACCGTGTTGCTAAAACCTTCACCACTAATGGTTTGGCTGTTCTCGACCGCGAGATCATTGACCCGGTCGTGAGCGAGGAACTAGGCAGCCACTTCATGTTGTCGTTTAGTTACCCAGCTGATGGTTCAGCAGCCAAGCACCTGCGTCTTGAGAACATCGTCGCAGCACCCGTACCTAGCGTGGAGGATCGTCAGGGTTTCCGCATTACTGAGGTGGTCACCACGCTCGATGGAATGCTCGAGGTGACAGCTCATCACGTATTTTATGACCTAGCAGCAAACCTGATCGCCGACACCTACGTGGTCAACAAAACCGCCGCTGATGCACTCAAGCACTTACTCAATGCCGCCAACAACACACACGGCTTTACCGCCACTAGCTCCGATAATGTGTCGCGAGCTTCAGCTCGAATCGTGCGCCAACCGCTAGCCGCCGCGATCCTAGACTCCAAAGCCGACAACTCCTTCGTCTCTAGGTGGGGTGGTGAACTAGCCTTCGATAACTGGCACATCCACCACGCGCCCAGGCGCGGCAACGATAACGGCGTGGTGATCAGAGATCGTAAAAACCTGTCCGGATACGAATCGAGCCTGGAATACACCACCATAGTTACCCGGATTTTGCCGGTTGGTTACGACGGGCTGCTCCTACCTGAACTGTACGTGGATTCTCCACGCATAGGTGATTATGTTGCGCCGCGCATCAAGGTCATCCGTTATGGGCAGGTCAAAGCCATCAAAGACCCAGACAAGCCACGTGAGGACGAACTGCCCCTAGAGCAAGCTCACGCGAGATTGCGTGAACTAGCTAAAGCAGAGTTCTCTAGTTGTCATGTCGATCAGCCGGCGTGCTCATACAAGGTGTCATTCGTCGATCTGGCTAGCACTCGCGAATATGAGGGTTTTCGTGACCTAGAAACCGTGGCTCTCGGCGATACTGTGACGGTTCGCCACAGCGACCTCAATGTCGCACTGGCCGCCAGGGTCGTTGCCTACGATTACAATCCGCTGGCTGGCGAATACATCAGCATTGAGATGGGCAGCGTGGCGGGTAAGTTCACCGACATCACCCACGCTATTAATACCGCTCGCACTGAGGCTGCTGAAGCTAGCCAGGTGGCAGGTGTGGCGCTCGCGTCAGCTGATGGGAAGAACACCAACCACTACGGCACCACCCAGCCGACGCAGGCGCGTCTTGGGGATGTGTGGTTTAAAGACAACGGCGAGCAAATAGGAATCTGGATCTATAAGGCCACCGATACTGGTCAGGTAGGGTGGGTCAGTCTTGCCACCGACCTTAACCACGCGCTGGTGAGTGCTGAGTTAGAGCAAGCAAAAACCGAGGTTGCCCAAGCTAAACAAGCCGCTAAACAAGCTGGCGATTTGGCTGGGCAAGCCCAAGCTAGCGTAGCGAAAGCAACCAGTGATATAGCTGCAGCACGCAAACAAGCCGACCAGGCGGTCAAGACTGCTAGCCAGGCTAGTGAGGGCGTTGAGGGTTTGAAGATTACGCTGAGCGATAACCTGCAAAACGTGTGGGGATCTATCGCCATGATGAGCAACAACATCAACCTGCGTGTGACTAAAGGCGATGTCATCAACCAAATCAACATTTCACCTGAAACCATCCTCATCGACGGCAAACGGGTGCATATCACTGGGCAAACCATTATCGACAACGGAATTATCGGCACGGCGATGATTGCCGATGCGGCGATCACAAACGCTAAAATCTCTCAGCTGTCCGCAGATAAAATAACCACCGGCACCCTAGCAGCAGCCAGGATCGCCGCAGGCTCCATCACCTCCGACAAGTTGACCATCAGCAATGGGTTTATCCAAACAGTGATGATCCGTGATGCGGCTATAACCTCGGCGAAGATTGCTTACATAGATGCCAGCAAGATCACCACTGGGTATTTGAACGCTGCCAGGATTCAGGCAGGCTCTATTAGCGCCGATAAACTCGCGGCTAACGCGATCCAGGTTGGATTGGCGGGGTGGAATCAGAATATTCGCATCAGCCCCACTCAAATCTCTTGGTATAACGGTTCCCGGTTGGAGGGAACAATTAGTTCTCGGGGTATGCAGTTTTGGTATGGCGAGCGTTACGTCGGTGAGCTGTCGCGTGGTGGCAAAAAGAACAACGAAAACATTCAAGGCATCTCTATGTCACTAGCCAACCAAGGCGACTACGTGGCATGGACATACCAAACACAAGCGAACGGTACCTTCTACACGTGCTTGACGCTGGATCCTAAAGGCAAGTTCTACGGTTCAGCCGGCATCCATTTAGGTTCTGATCTGCGCACAAACGGTTACAAGTTCTACACCAATGGAAACCGCTATGTCACCTTGCAGGACGTGTCTTTGCAGGGGCGTGGTACGCATCCGGGCTGGGTGGGGCCAACCGCTTTGTCGAAGGTTGTGTTTCATACCTACGACGTCATGGTCGTTACCAACGGCTCGTTCTACAACATGACGAGATTATTCGACCGGGTTGGGGATTTGATGAACCGCGTTAACGGAATACTTGGGCTATTGAACCAAGGCTGGATTTCTAAAATCACCTCCCGCGCTGATGGCTCCATCTCCTGGACCTATTTCGACAACACCGGCTACCAGAAAATGTCCACCAATCTCGCATGAAAGGAAACCAACATGAAAATTCTTCTTCCCAATGATCAGCTCGCCGCGGTCACCGAACTGCTGGCTGGCATGTCGCTGAAGCCAGCCGCCTCACGTGCGCGCACCAAACTACTGCATTTGGTACGTGAAGCATCTACGCGCTTCGGGGTCGACGAATACGAACTAATCAGCCAATACGCAACCCTCGACGATGCTGGCAAGCCCATCATCAATACCGATGGAACATTCAGTCTCGCAACCCCGGAAAAAGCGCAAGAATTTTTAGCGGCTAGGAGTGAACTTTTTGAGTCTGTCGTCGAGGTTTCCGGGCCCACATACGGCCGTCACCTAGCCGATATTAAAGCTCTGCTTGATGGCTATGACGGTGAACTATCGGGAGCAGCGGCGGAGGCCTTCGACGTGCTTTACGATGCCGTCGCTGACGCACTAGCCAAGGAGACTGACGATGAGTGAAGAACCGATTGTTTCTATTCCCTCTGATCCCACACCAGCACCACCAGCACAACCTACCGACGAGAAATCAGGTGAGGCGGCTCGCCCGCGTGAAGCGCACCTCGATCTAAGAATGCCGATTTTAGAAGTGCTTACCAACCCCAATCTGCCGGACCTATAACCTCAAAGGTTATAGTTTCCAGCTACTTACGCCTGCCAGTTTTGGTGGGCATTTTTTATGCGCCCTACACCCTGTGTCGGGCGTTTTTCTTTGTCTTTTTGAAAGGAATCACTCGATATGTCCATTAAATCTATCTGGGTCACTATCCAAGGCGTAATCACCGCTATAGGTGCTTGGCTAGGAGCCTTCCTCGGTGGAGCCGACTCTCTGCTCTACGCGATCGTAGCCTTCACCATCATCGACTACGCCACCGGAGTACTAGCCGCTATTAACGCCCACAAACTATCGAGCTCGGTAGGGTTTCGCGGTATCGCCCGTAAAATCCTAATCTTCACCCTCATCGGACTAGCCCACTTATTGGACGTGCATGTTCTTGGCACCCCCGGAGTGCTACGCACCGCCACCATCTTCTTCTACCTATCTAACGAGGGCATCTCCGTCCTGGAAAACGCTGCACTGTTAGGTCTGCCGATCCCGGGCGGACTAAAACAAGCATTAGACACAATCAAGCAAACCGGTCAAAACCAGCCCGCCTCAAAAACCAGCTCAACACCACCGGCTAAGGCGAGCAGTCCAGATAAATACTCCCCGCCCATCCCTCAGGCAGGCCAGATTAATCCAGGCAAATATCTGCCCCAACATGCCCTCCCCGACGACACGGAAAAGCCATGAAAACCTGCTCGAAAACAATTCTTAAATTCCTGGCACTCCTAGCAGTCTTAACGCTACTTACCGCCGGGATCTGGCTCCTTTTCGCCTTATTCCTTTCATGGATAATGACCCCGCTTATCTACCTGATCGCACTTTTTATCTTGGCAACTGGCTAAGTCAGTTTACAAGGAACTATACGCAGACCACGAAACGGGGGCTGCTGACAACAAATAAAGGCTGACTATCAAGCACCGGGAAAGTGCGAGATATTCAGCCTGTTTTGTTGTCCGGGGTTTCCAAAGGGGCTTACCCCTTTGGAGATATTGCGGGTATCCACGATGCCCTTGCATAATATCAATGAGAGGATGGATTTGGAGGGGGCTGGAGCTTCATCAGGACGGTGAATCCTATCCCAACGACTATTTTGAGAGCCCTCACTATGACTTCATCAGCCGTTGTGACGGAGATGAGTGGCCGGAATAAAAGGAGGCGTGACGGATGTATATCAAAAAATACTGGCTCATGACGCGGATGCCCTGCTGGACAAAATGAACGGCATCAGCTTTGTGGTGGATCCTGACCGTCAGGATGCTATCACTCGTGGCACCCTTTCCAATGATGATTTTGACGGTGAGATGGACGATGCCTCCTACCATATCGAGAGCATTGAGGAGAAGGGTCTGTCCATTGACCCCATCAATGCCTACAACCATATGGCCATCTACTTGCGTTGGTGCATGGAGCATGATTTGATGGGCGAGGAATTCCTGAAAGAATACGGCGAAGTGGCCAAACAGGTCAAAGCCGACCCTGCCAGTGTGGACCTGCGGGCATTCATCCAGAATGAGTTGGACGGCTGCTTGTTCTCTGTGCTATTCGATCAGAGAGGTCGTGCTTTTGCAGGCAATTACTATGGAAAGGGCGACAGCCCCTACTATCCTGCCGATGTTGATGACAACGCCCTCCGCTTCTTCGGCCCGGAGCGGTATCACTCCAATGAGTTCCAAGATGAAGCCTACCTGTTCATCCCCTTTGACGAGGACTACTACCAGGCCATGGCAAAGGTGATCGAGGAACGCTTCACCAACTGGCAGGGACAGGACTTCGACGAGGACACACTGGAGCCCTCTGAACTGGCTGAGGCGTTGATGGAGTATCTGGACTGTGAATGCACCTATTTCCCCTCCATGAAGGACGATGATCCCATCATGTCGGCATACAGCTATGCCAAACGGGAAAGTGTCAAAGAAGGCTTTGTGCCGGTACTCATCAAGGCGGATGACGAAACGCTGCTTGAGTGTCTGGTGATGAACGCCGACCCGAAGAATGATGCAGACATTTACGAATTTGACCTCAAAACTGTAACGGAGTACCGGAAGAAGATGCTCTCCACCTCCTTCAAAGACGGAAAGGCGGTTTTGCAGGAATTGACCGGCCAGCGCAAGGAAGAAGCCGAGGATGACGATATGGACTGGGATGAGGAAATCCTGGGCGAGATGGAAGGCGGCTATGAGAATAACCGTTTTTCCTGCTACTGGGATTCCGACACTGATATGACCTACCCTCTCATTCTGGCGAAAATCCCGGTCAAGAACCCCTGGGAGATCTTTGCCTACCTGCCCTTCGGAAACTGGAACGACTGTCCTGACACACCCCAGCTGATGGCAGCGGCCAAATACTGGTTCGAGCAGCACGGCGCGGTGCCTGCCGCCATGAGCCACGACGAACTGGAGTTCCTGCTCCCGGCCCCCGTTCCCAAGGAGAAGGCCGTGGATTCAGCAGTGGAGCTGTACAGTTTCTGCCCGGATGTGATCGACCAGGGGCCGGAGGACGCCACTGTGGGCGCGCTGGCGGATGTGCTGCGGCAGTCCACTGTCTGGTATCTCTGGTGGGATTGATGGGATTCCCGCGCCCTCTGGAACGGAGGAAGATCTTATGGACCAAAAAAACCTGACAGCAAAGCTCCTGGACCTGGTCGAAGGCCGGGAAACACCGGAAAGTTGGCGGAACTGGTGGGACGAGCATGAGCCGGAACTGGAAGCCCTGCTGAGTCGGGGTGAATTCCTGAAACTGAAGCCCTGCCGACACGGCTTTCAGTGGGTCCCGGTGTTTGGCAGCCAAAAGGGAGCCATCGCCATTCTGGAAAAGAGCGGCATAGCATTTGAAGCCAGCAATCTCTACCAGGAGCGGTATCTGGCCGAGCTGGACGCTTTCTGCAAGGAACAGGAGCGGGTGCAGCGGGAAAAGCAAAAGGAATTCAAGGCCAGCCACCCAGAACTATTTGGCCAATACCCCAACTTTTGCAAGGCATTGGCAAAGGTGCTGGACCCCACGGATAAAATCCAGCCTGTCGCCGCGGAGGAACAGATCAGGGATCAAGAAAGCGTGCTGGACTTCACGCTCCCGTCCCAGGTGCGGAAGTTTTTCCTGCTGACCGCAGGTATCAATGTATCCACTGGCGTGATTCTTACCCTTTCCGGGATGTTTGATCTGACCATCCATGGAGAGCGGTATTGTGTGCTGGGCGAGTTCTGGAAAGAAGCGGACGGCGACCAGCTCCTGCTACGCCCCGGAGAGGATACCATCTGGTACTACGCCCATGAGCAGGACAAGGTAAGGCGCCTCTGCAATGATATGACAGAACTGCTGGAGAAGAAACTGGCGAGGTATCTCAATGAACGCTGAAAACATCGCCCATGAAAAACGCTATCGGGACTGGTGGGCGCAGTATGATGCTATGTTTGCTCCGGAGAACCGATCTCCTCAGCAAGACGAGCAGTTTCCGCTGACGGATGGGTATTCCATCCGCTCCAAAGCCTACCTTTATGTATGACGGCGATCTACATCTCTGCGGCAGTGAAAGCGAACTGCTGAACAATGAGGGCAAGGTGCGGTATCTTGGCGTAATCTGGACACGGATGGTGAATTCTGCTCCCTGTTTCGCCACCGCAACGGAAAGCACTATCTAATCTCCCGAATGGGTGATTTTTTATTTGAGAACGCCCCAGCAGATAATCAACAGTCACTTCATAAAACTTTGCCAACTCAATAAGGGCATAATGGCTGATGTCCTTGAAATTATCCCCCTCATAACTGCCCAACGCAGACTTGGAGAGGTGCGTCTGCTCCGCAAGCTGTTCCAGCGTCAGCCCACGCTCCACACGCAGTTCTTTCAATCGTTATTGTATGGATAGTTCCATGCACTCCCCCTCCTTGTCTGTTTATGTTACCTGTCATATCAAAGTTTGTTCAGATACCCGATTTCATCTAATTCTGCCTTAATCTCGTCCCATTCACTACGCTTGGGGTTTAATGCAACAATCATCTCTTTTGTCACCGGCACCCCGTCTGCAAGCTGGCGCACAACTTCCAAAGGCAGGTCGGCGGGATAAAACCACTTCCCGTATTCCACATAGGTCTGCGGATTACCATCAATCATAGAGAGTAAATCCCTGGAAGCGTCCTCACCAGCCATAGGATTACAGTGCCAAACAACGCCATCTTCCGTCCAGACGCAAAAAGTGCTTTTCATCTTTTTGACTTCTCTGCTATTCATAAGCTTTTGCAAAGCGGAAGGCATTCCATTTGTCAAATCCTCTATCCGAGGGAGTTTTTCTTCCCAATCGTAAAGTTCAGAATCTACACCATTGATAACACAGCCTTCAGATGTGAACATGATAATCATGCTTTGCTCACTGCCATCGGTAGCCCAAAATGCTTCTTTTCCCTTTCTCCATATGGGATTGTATGTATAGTGACGGACGAAACTCCATTCCTTCTCTAACATGATGATGTCCAAAGCTGCAAGCCCTTTGCAGGAAGCCTTTAGGCGATTTACATCAGGTAATCCAGACAAATTTTTCGTTGAAATCATATCGCCACTCCTTTCAAACTTTAATTGCCATCCAAGGACTTTCGTTATTACCACAATTCCGAGAGCATGGAAATAGAGAGTTTTCCGAGCTGATTTCCGACCTTATGGATGTACGGGGCGGGCGGTCTTTCAGGTGTAGACTTAGGGTAGTTCATCGATGAGCTGCACCTTGAAAAATGAATGACCGTCCGAAAAGGAATACCCAGGCAGGGGAAGCACCGCAACGAGCCAGGGGCTGTCCTCAGCCTATGGGACAAAATGTCCCGAACCATTTTGATAAGCAAGCGTACTTTTCAACCTTTACCCTTTTTGAAAGAACCACTACCACGATAAGTGTTGACAACACAGGTAAAGACTTGTCCACAGTGTTTGCACCGTACCATGTGAACCATAATTTCATCCGCCCAGCCATCTTCGGTCTTTACCTGATTCAACGGGCAAGTGGATTCTTCCTCAAGCAGTTCAAAACCGCCATTTGTCACAAGCTGTTGGATGTATTCGATACACGCCAGATAATCTTTCGGTGCGTTAAATCTCTTCCATTTCTGAATATTATGACAGTAGTCACACATTGCAACTCCCTCCATAACCAAATTTTTCTAAATTTTGAAATGGGCGGGAAGCCATTTTAGGGCTTTCCCGCCTTGCTTACCCATCAGCAAAGACGGGCGAGGCTGTCAACGGCGGCGCATTTATGCGCCGTTCATCTTGACCGTTGACTGGCTCGACTGGCTTTGCTATCTCCCCCGATAAACTGAAAGTTTTAGATCAGTCCCACACGATCTCCAAACAATCGAAGTTATCTGGAATTGGTGGTACGCACGAATAAGTATTTAATTCAAATGCCTCTATTGTAATTACTCCATCAGAGCATAGCCATTCGCAATTTACTAATTTTTCTAATTCCGCAGGCAAAATGGTTGTGCAAATCACGATTGTATCTCCTGCAAGAACTAATTCTTCTTTCCCATTGTTTTCTACGATTCCTGTATCATCGTGGAGAGCAACACGCACCCATGCTATGTCAGGCATTAACTCAATCTTTTGTAGCATATTTCGTATTTCAGAAAGCGTTGGACGGCCAAATCCCCATTGGTTCGGAGCAATGGAATCCTCCTCTGTGTTTCCATCGAAAAATTCATCAAGCGTTAGTAATGGCAAGCGTTCTTCATTTTCTTCCAATATTTTTTTGAATGTATTCAGCTCTGTCATAGTCACAATTCTCCTCGCAAATCAGAATTAGTTGATTTTATCCTCTCCCCGGATTTTCTTGTTTTTCCGTTCTTCTAACTCCGCTCATCTTGACCGTTGACTGGCTCGGCTGGCTTTACTATCTCCTCGATAAATGGGAATTTTTCTTTTTTATTCGTCCAAAGCGTCACAAAGCTTGTCCATAATTTCAGAAAGAGCAGCTGGAATTCCTTCTTCCCAGTTTGGACTTTCTAAAACTTCTCCATCTAAAGCCATATACATCTCTTTAGGTATCTCTCTTTTCATTTCCTCTACGCCAACTTCTTCTGTCCAGTCATAATCTGAATTATATGGATCATTTTTAGGGTCAAAAGCATATTTTTGATTTTTGTAATATCCTGAAATATAGTTTTTTTTCAAGAGTTTCAACAATATCAAAATCTTCTAAAGCCCAGCTGCTCTCTTCTGCACATTCTTTTCTATTTTCATATTTCTTAAAAAATTGAGGATCCATATACCAATATAGGAATAGAGCTGTTCCCTTGTCAGTATCAGGCTGTTCTGCTATCCATTTGATAACTTCCTTAGAATTATCAAAGTTCCAATCTATTGCTAAAAGTTGCCTTTCTTTTGGAGAGTTTTTCTTTAAAGAATTTATAATTAACTGTTTTTCTAACTCAACAAATTCATTTTCGTCAATCTCTACATTTTCCCAATCAAAATCTTCTCTTAAAATATCTTCAATTTTTAACATCAAAATACCTCCTAAAATTCATATTTGCTGTTCTCCTACTTCTGCCCCCGTTGTGGATTTAGATTTTTCAGCAAGTCCGATTTCCCCGCAATCTGTTTCAGACACTTCCGCTCTTCCTCTGTCATTTTGCTTAATTTCAGTTTAAACCAACCAAAAAAAGAAAAGGAGAACCCAAAATGAAGAACTGGAACACTCTAGAAGCTGACCTGAACCTGCTAATGAACAAACACTTCACCAAAGGCAGACAAGGCCGATCCATCAACAAAATCATCCTGCACCACAACGATGGCAACCTTTCCATACAAGGATGCTGGAACGTATGGCAAACCCGACCTGCCTCCGCGCACTACCAAGTAGAAACCAGTGGCCGTATCGGCCAACTCGTCTGGGATAGGGATACTGCCTGGCACGCGGGAAATTGGGTAGCCAACACCACCTCGATTGGAATCGAACACGCAGACGCATCCACCCACCCCTACCGTATCTCCGATGCCTGCCTAGAAAACGGGGCGCACCTGGTAGCCGCCCTGTGTCACTACTACAAGCTCGGCCGGCCCGCCTGGGGCAAAAACATATTCGGACACCGCGACTTTTCCGCAACCGAATGCCCCGCATCCATAGCTGGATCCCAACACGGCGCTTACATGGCCAGAGCCGGCTACTGGTACGACCAAATGACCTCCAGCAAAACATCCACCCCAGCAGCGGCACCTACCTCGAAGCCCGCGCCTAGTGGCTGTAAGAGCATCGACACTCTCGCACATGAAGTCATCAATGGTTCGTGGGGTAACGGGAATGACCGCTACCAGCGCCTCACTGCGGCTGGGTTCGACTACGACGCCGTGCAAGCCCGCGTCAACGAAATCCTCGGGTTCAAAGCCAAACCCGCAGGCAAGAGCATAGAGACCCTGGCGCGCGAGGTGATTCGTGGGGATTGGGGTAACGGGCAAGAACGCTACAACCGTCTCACCAATGCTGGCTACAACTATCAACAGGTACAAAATCGCGTGAACCAAATCCTCAGCTAACCAGCAAATTAGCCCGCTGGATTCTAAGAGCCGCCTCAGCGAGACTTCACTGTCTTGCTGGGGCGGCTCTTTTTGTTTTCCCTGTTTATATTTCGTGCTTCTCGAAGCCCTCCTTATAGGAGGAATAAGCGATGATTGACCCGATTCAAAAAGAGGCGATAGTAAAACTCAACCAGCAAGGGATGACTGCGGCGATGATTGCGCGACTTCTTGGGCTAGAGCCAAGCAGTGTTCGCAGTCATCTGGCACGAAACCCCCATAAGCGCCCACAAAACCAAGGTATGGAGGATGGTCGCTGGTGTCGTTGGTGCGGTGACCCCATAGCGACTCAGGCGACTGGCAGACCTGCATCTTTTTGCTGCAGCGAGCATAGGCGGGCTTGGTGGGCGAAACATCCCGAAGCGAAAAACCGTGACGCCACCTACACCTTCACCTGTATCGGCTGTGGCACCACGTTCACCGCGTATGGGAATAAACATCGACGCTACTGCCGCCATGAATGCTACGTAACTCATCGGAGCAAGAAATGCCCGCGATGAGCGCACCCCAGTTTACTCGGGAAGCCACCTACCGAGCCACCATGCTGGCAGCCACGAAAGCAGCCAAGGCAGGGATACTCACCGATACAGATGTGAGCCACATTCGAGGTGGGCTGATAGCCCGCAATCTTCCTCCGATTGGGCGGCTGCATACGGCGCTAGTACTGGATAAAACAGGCGTTCAGAGTGATATATAGACACACCGGACTTGATACAAGGAGACGCGCATGGAGATCTGCAAACTACCACCCAAACCCGCCCAACTACGGCTCACGCGGGTGGCGGCATATGTACGGGTCTCACGCGAATCCGAGCGCCTCACTCACTCGTTCTCTGCCCAGGTTTCTTACTACAACAAGCTCATCACGAACACCCCGGGCTGGGAATACGCCGGGGTCTACAGCGACTACGCAACGACAGGTACATCTACCACGGGGCGCGGCGAGTTCAACCAGATGATCGAGCAAGCACTCGCAGGGAGTATCGACATTATTCTCACCAAATCCATCTCGCGGTTCGCTCGCAACACCGTCGACCTACTCACCACTGTGCGAGCATTGAAAGCCGCTGGAGTTTCAGTGCGTTTTGAACGTGAAAACATCGACACCGCCAACGCTGAAGGCGAAGTCCTCCTCACTTTACTAGCCTCGTTCGCGCAAGCTGAATCCGAATCTATCTCGGCTAATGCGAAGTGGGGAATCCGCAAAAAATACAAGGATGGACTGTTGCATTCGCGCCACCCCTACGGATACCACTACCACCACGGCCAGCTCGACATTATTGAAGAAGAAGCCGTGATTGTGCGGCGTGTATTCAGCGAGTTTCTTGAAGGTATCAGCCCAGAGAAAACCTGCAAACAAATGAACCAAGAGGGTTTGCGTTCACGTGGTGGCGGCAAGTTCAGTGCCTCGGTGACCCGCGATTGGCTGGAGAACCCCACCTATATCGGTACCGCAATCTTGCAACAGTACTTCAGTGCTCACGCCGGAGATAACACACCAACTCTGAATCGTGGCGAGCTGGATAAATATATTGTGGAAGACTCCCACCCGCCGATTATCGAGCGTAGCGTTTTTGACGCCGTTCAAGCAGAGCTAGCCAGGCGGCGTGCCACGGGCGGACGCGGCTTGACCCCAACCGGTGGGAGTAGCGCTCTTACGCACCGTATCACCTGCACTATCTGTGGCAGGAACTATCATCGGCGTACCCGCCGCTTGGCGCACTCGACTTATAAATACTGGTGGTGTGAGAGCGCCACGAAAGGCAAGGGCAACCCCTGTCATGCTCATCAACTACGAGAAGAAAACCTGCACACCATCATCAAGCGCCTGCTTGGGCTTCATGCTTGGGACGACCAGCAGGTAGTTGATCGGATCGAGCGGATTGAGGTCTGCCCGAACTGGCTCCTGACCATCCACCTCAGTAGTGGGAACACTGCCACGGTTGATTACCTCACCGGTGAGGAGGTGACTGCCTGATGCCACGGATTACCACTATCCCTGCCACCAAACCCTTACACTCCACTACGACCACGATTAGTGGCCAGCAGCTACGCCGCGTTGCTGGCTATGCTCGCGTCTCCACCGACGATACTGACCAGGCGAACTCGTATGAGGCGCAGGTGGATTATTACGAGCACTACATCAAAAACCACGACGGCTGGCAGTTCGTTGCTATTTACACTGATGAAGGAATCTCTGGCACTTCCACGAAACACCGGGAGGGATTCAACCGCATGATAGCTGACGCTCTCTCAGGAAGAATCGACTTGATCGTCACCAAAAGCGTCTCCCGGTTTGCTCGCAATACCGTCGACTCCCTCACAACGGTGAGGAAGTTGAAGGATAAAGGTGTGGAGGTGTTTTTCGAGAAAGAAAATATCTGGACACTCGATTCCAAAGGTGAACTGCTAATCACCATCATGTCGAGCCTTGCCCAAGAAGAATCCAGATCTATCTCCGAGAACGTCACGTGGGGTCACAGGAAGCGTTTCCAAGACGGCAAAGTTTATATGCCCTACGGCAACTTCCTCGGATACGATCGCGGCGAAAACGGCGAGCCCGTAATCAATCCTGAGCAAGCCGAAACAGTGCGCCGCATCTACCGCCAATACCTCGAAGGCATGAGCATTCCACAGATCGCAGCCTCACTAGACGCTGACGGAATACTGACCCCTCGGCGTAAACACAAATGGAGCCACACCACCATCCACTCCATCCTCACCAACGAGAAATACAAAGGCGACGCACTCTTGCAAAAGCGTTTCACCGTAGATTTCCTCACCAAGCAGCGCAAAGCCAATGAAGGCGAAGTCCCACAATATTACGTGACCGGCTCCCATCCAGCCATCATCGACCCTGAAACCTGGGAACTCGTGCACTACGAGCTAGCAAAAAACACGAACCAAGGCCGACGCGAGCGTGCCTTCACCGGTATGGTCTACTGTACCCACTGCGGCTCAGCCTATGGCAGCAAAACCTGGCACTCCACTGATAAATACCGGGCTATCATCTGGCAATGCAACCACAAATTCTCCACACCCCACCCCGCCAAAATGCCGATCCTACGCGATAATCAGCTGCAAACAATCTTCCAAACAGCGCTCGCCCAGATCATCGAGCAACGCGGCCTCATCGACTGGAAACTCTTGCAAACCATACTCACCGACACCAGCGAGCTGGAAACCAAAGCTGCTGAGCAAGCTGCTGAAATCGAGATTGCCACGAAACTGATCGAGCAAGCTATCAACACGAATGCGCATCAATCCCAAAACCAAGACGACTACCACCAGCGCTTCAAGAAGCTGGAACAACGCCAGCGCGAAGCCATCGACGCCTACGAAGCAACCACGGCGGAGATTGAGCGTCGCACAGGCATCAAAGCCACACTCAACCACTACCGGCGCACCCTCACCACACTAGACAGTGTAGGCGACTTTAGGCCCGCTACCTTCCACGCCCTGTGCCAACGCATCGAGATAGCACCAAGTGGCAAAGCAACCGTGATCTGGAAAGACGGAACCAGCACACCAGAGCAATAG